TAAAATGCGATGTTTTAGAACTAATTGAATTGTTTTATACAGAAGAATATCGACAGTATAAGCGGACACTGGATAATAAAAAATGATTATAGAAGGGACTAAACAATGATTATTAATAATAAAAACGCAACGGAAAATACAATATATAATGCATACGGATATACAGTTAATGCAATAGAAGCGATTTATAGATGGACTTATGATAACTCAAACCGTGAACAAAAATGCTATACAATGGTTTCTATTTTGGATTCTAAAAATATGGAAATTTTCCGTTATAACGGTTTTAATAATCCAGCTTTTGCCGACATTCTCGAAAAAAACATTGATTGCTTTTTATGGTGGATTAAAACCAATAAACCGGATATATACGACCTTGAAAAAACTTTTTACAATGCCATTATCAAAAATTCTTGTTTATTCTCATATAGAATAGATCAAAGGAAAAGAAGAGAAGCGAAACTTGCAGCAGAACACGAAAAGATCGCAGAACGTGAAAAGCTAGAAAATGAAATTGAAACGTATTGCAAGGATAACGGATTAAATTTGTATAAAATATATAGCAATTATTATATTGTTTCTTTTCAGGATGAAAAAATAAAAGAATCTTTTAATCATGCAACCGTGGACAGATTAAAGTGTTATATAGACTTTATACACGCTCATCCGGAAAATAAGCAAGCGAAAATTATCTATGAAGCTACAACTTATAACAACGACTTAAACGTTATTTTATCGGAAATTAAAGCGTTATAGAGGTACAAGCCTATGTTATACGGATATTATACAGCGACTTGCTATTATGGACTTGTAGAAGGTCATTATATGCAGTTTGAGACAGAAGCAGCCTATAAAGAATATATGGAGGAATAAAACAATGAAAATACTACAGAAAATCGCAGTAAATAATCAAAATACACTTGTTATTGGAATAGAGGGAACTACTTATTATAAATGGTTATTAAAACCAAACGGAGAAAAGGAGACCGATCCGTTTTGGAATAGCGTTATTACAAAAGATATGTATAAATTACTTATAGAAGATTATATAGAAGGCAAAATTCCAGATAGTTTCATCAGTTCCACTAAAAAATATAAAAATCCTTTTATTGATAGTGACATTGATACTGTTATCGGACTTTCTAACTGGTTTTCGTATGCTTATACAGTGTGGAACGGCAAAACAAAAACATGGATTTATGGCAGAAATAAAGACTATGAATATGAAATGAAAACGCTTGGTAAAGATATTTAAGGGAAAGGAAGAATAAAACATGGGCAAAGAATATTACATAATTATGCGAAAATATTATGGTTTTTCTAATTATTACGATACAGATTTATCAAAAAAGGAAGATTGTTTTTCTTTTGATACAGAGTATGAAGCAAATAAATGTTTGCGGAATATATTTAATAATGGTGAATGGATGGAAGACGAAAAGCATGGAAAAATAAGACATTATATAGAGAAAAGAATAGAATTATTATAGAAAGAGTGATATTAAATGAAAAAATTCAAAGAATATATTGAAAAGTGGTTAGATGGATACAAAGTAAGAGGTATTCAAGTATCATTGCTTGATATAAGAGAATGTGTTAGAATATATAATGCAATGGTACGGAATGAAAAACCTGAATTTATCAATGGTAAAGTAAAAGAAATACTTAGTAAATGCAAAATAGAAACAGTTGTAGAAGGGATTGGATGGAGGATTGCATAATGAAAGCTTGTAATAGCTGTAAACATTTTTGGTATGATAATTCAACCGGCACTTCTGAATGTGGTCAGTATGACAATATGACAGAGGATGAAACTGATAAGTATTATACAAACGGAGAAGATAATTGTCCGTTCTATAAGGAAGATACAAATTAATCAATGAATACAATTTAATAGAGAGAATAATTAAGCAGATAGCAGATAATGTTATCTGCTTTTTTAATTCCAAAAGGAAAAACTGTTTCTTGAAGAGAAAGGAGTGATTGATATGGTATACCAGTGGACGGGCGAATGGACGGAAGAAAAAGATTATAGTACATATCCAAAAGAAAAATGGTGCGATTACGATTATATGGCTGCATGGATTAGAGAACAGAAATACGAGCCAAAAACATCAATGGAAAGCTTGATCACGAATATTTTCTTACATTATGATTGTGAAATTGAAGAAGAGTCAAGCAGTTATAATACAGAGAATGGAAACTTTGAAGGGACATATATTGAAGCTGTACAGGCATATGTAACTGATACAGGATTAAGCGAATTTGATTATGAAGCATAGATTGGAGTGATGGAAATGAGAAGAACAACCAAAAAAGAACGAAAAGAAAATGCAAATAGATTTTACAATATGTTTATGAATAGTAATTGCAATCAGGCAGCTATTGTAGTTGAAAGAACAGAAAGTAGTAATCCGAATATCAATAGGTGCAGATTCATAGCAGTTCTATCAACACTTGCATTTATGGAAAATCCAATAGTAATTGCAGAGTCTGTATCTGGGATTACAGGTTGTTTTATGGAATTATTAGATGATATTAAGCCAAGAAGAGGAACAGAAAAAACATATTTTGATGATGGTTTTAATGATTGGCTTGAAGAAACGTATAAGTTCAGAATTATATATAAGGATGGGCTTGTATTTATGTTGGAAAAGAATATTGAAGAAGCACAGTAAATAGCAATTTCATTTTAAGATTGGAGAGTGATTTATATGTTATTAGATAAAAAGATACAGGATATTTTAGAGAAGAATGAATTCAATTTTGATGAAGAAATTAATGAACAGGATAATGGAAAATATATTGAAATCAATCAGAGTACACCAGAAGGAGAAGATTGGTGGGAGACAATCTGGTTTGATGGTACATACGAAGGATTTACAAATGCAATTGAAAAACGAGTATTGAATTTTGATGTCGATGAAGAAGTCGAAATATGGATTCCAAATAGAGGTAAGGGTGGTTGCCCTGATAGTATTATGGATTTAGTTCATGATGCTGAATGGAAACAGAAAACATTAGAAAACTTATTGGATGATTTACAGGAAAACGAAAAAGAAGAAAAGGAAATTACAAAAGAGTCTGTTGAGAATGAGTTATACGATTTTTTCAATGACAAAATGGAAACAGGCGATGCACCTGAAATTGAAGGTGTGTGGAAACAATATGATCCTGCAAACGGTAATATTATTGCCATTGATTGTAAAGGTGGAAAGCAGATCCGATTAATTATTCAGGTAGATTAAGGAGTGATGAGATATGAATTATACTTATTTTGGAAACAGAATTGAAAGAAGCCCATTAGGGAATATGGGGTTACAGTTATTAGAAGCTCAAGAGAAATTAGTTTCTCAAGAATATGAAGTTGAGAATCTTAGAATTAAAGCAGATATGTATAAAGCATATTTCTTTCGTAATTTTTCATTAGCAGAAAAATTACGAAAACAAAGTGAAGAAAACGGAGATGCACTTATTGGAGAGTTTGATGGTTTTTCATATGCAAGTTGGAGAGCAAACGCTGTATATAGAACGCTTGAAGATATGTGCGATGAAGGACTATTAACTGAAAAAGAATATAGAGAATGCAAAGTATGAAACAAGAGTTTCTTTGGAAGATTGGAGGAATAAATATGTGCATGTATTGTGAAAGAAGAACAGACATAAAATTTGGACGGGAACAACCGAAACTTCCATACCATAGTAATAATCTAAACGAAGGTAGATTGAATGGAAATGTATTAGAAAATGAAAAATGGGACGGTGTTATTCATGATTATCAAACGGCTACTCCAGAATTAATTCTCACTTGTCCTGGTTATTTTAACGGAGAGGGTGTTGGTTCTATTTACATTCCAATAAAATATTGTCCTGAATGTGGAAGAAAATTGGGAAATAAAAAATCATAAGAAATGAGGATTTACTCGGAAAGAGAGGCAAATAATATGGTAAGAAAAATTAACAATAGATTATATAAAATCAATACATATGCTTCTGCACACATTATTGAAATAGATGACAATTATGATGAAGAAGTACAGAAGTTAAGAAAAGAAATCCAGCTTAACAGTCTTGGATACAAATTAAATTTACTTGTATATCTTGCCACATTAACGGTACAGGGCTATGCGATTTTAAGCGTAACGGAATTTAACATTGATGGAAGTAAACCTAGAGTTGCTTATGCAAGTAGCAAAGATTTTAAAAAGATTGTTAAGTATTATTCTAGGAAGAAAGCATAGGAAACGATGATTTCTTGGAAAGAAAGTGAGGTTAATTTTATGGATTATAAATCGTTAGCACAAAAATATATCAAATATGGAATTGAATGGCTTGAAGGCGAGTTTGATACATACAAAGGTATGACAACAATAATGGAAACAGAAGAAAATTTGAATAGAGAACAGTTAGAAATGTTGTGCGATGAAATCAAAAAAGACACCAGAGTTAAAATGGCAATGATTGACAGTGAACATGAGTGTACTATTACAGTTATGTTTAACAGATGAAACGGAAATTTACTGTCCTTTTAATAGGACACAAAACATGGTATAATATATAAGAAAGAAGGTTGATGAATATGGCAGGATATAATGGATTTAGTATGAGCAACAATGCAGTTGCAGCCTATGAAGATGGTGAAAAACCGTTAAGCAAATGGACAAAGGCAGATATTTTTGATACAATAGAAGAGCAGGAAGTTGAGTTAAAATGTTCAATAGAAAAATTGAAGAAACTTCCAGTAAAAGTATTAAAGGAAATTTGCTTAACATATTCTTCGTGGCATCATACAAGTAATCATTATAATAAAACAGATTTCTATTCATTAGATGTAGATAGAATAGAAAATTTGACAGATGATAAAATTGAAGAATTGCTTTTGTATTATAAAACAGACAAAAAAGCAGAATCTAAACCTTCGGAAGAAAGGTGGAAATGTGCTTTCTTAGAATGGTCTGGTAGTAGAAAACATCCAGTGGCAACAGAAGTTATTGAAGAAGGTATTATAAAAGGCAATTGGTTCTATCGTAAAGATGGTTCTAAAAAGAAAACTACAGCTAATGGATTTAAGTTTATAAAGAAAATTCAGTAGTCAAAAGGAATTCAATTCGTTTTTCGATAGTATCAATAACTTTATCAGATAAACCATTCCATTGTGGTTTCATTGAAAAGAAATCAGTCATTATAATTGCAGCAAATGCATTTGCATCAACTTCTGCTATTTGAAGGTTATATTCTTCAACTGATGAACATTTGTTAGATGGTTTATATCCTGATAAATAAAATTCCTCATCAGTTTGATATTGATAAATATGACGAAGTTCATGAGCAATGGAAAATACATAATCTGGATTTGGTTTATCTACTTTAGTTAAATAAATTATATTAGCAGTTGGTTCGCATTGAGCCAATGTAGTTTTAGTAGGAAAATGAGAAGTATCATATGAAATTTTTGGTATTTCTATTTCAAGTAACTCGCAAACATCTGTTATAAATTCTTTTATCATAGTTAATCCCCCGATAGGGAATAGTATAACAGAATATAAATGGAAAGAAAAGAGGTAGTTATTATGGAATTTTTTGCAACATTATTATTTATTGGAATGTGTATTTACATATCACATAAAGACGAATGGAAATCAAACAATAGGTTGCCACCACCAGGTTATCATATAGACAGAATGCGGGCAACTGATGATATTAGAAGATATGGTAAACATTATTATTATCAGGCTCACATCGCAGGAAAGTATGATGTAAAAGACGAATAATACAATAAAATAATAGGATAAACATTGATTAAGCCATCAGATTAATTTCTGGTGGCTTTTATAATAGGAAGAAACGGAGAATATAATTATGAATACATATAAAATTATTGGAAAATTTAAGTGTTATGAAAATACAATGGTAACTGTAATAATGAACGGTGCAGCTTGTATTATGCCGGAAAGAGAATTTAATCGTATTATTGAGACAGAACGTAAATGGAATAAGGGACATAAGGCTGCATAAAGTGTTGAAATGGAGGAAAATATGAAGACGAGCGAATTATTAAATGATATTAAGGATTTAGTTTTATTATCACCATCGGCAGAGTATTACTTGAGAGGTTATTTAAGCCGGTTGGATGGAGAGACATTAGAAAATGATTTGGATGACGAGGAGGAATAGATATGAGATTAGTATATAAAGACACAGGAAAAGAAGTACAGAAAGGCAATGTGCTTACTGATTTCAGAGGAGAACAGGCAATTGCGGATTATTGGAGAGAACCAACACATGGAATTGGCAAAATATCAGTAAAGAAAAATCAAGAAGATAAAATGTGCTGTGGAGAATATTATGTTTCTGTTTTTGGGTTAGAGTGGGCACAGTAAATGGATATTTCTTTAGGAAAGGTAAATGGTGAATAATATGATAGCTTTTGGAACGGAAGAATATGGAAATAGTGATGGATTTAAAATTATTTGTAATAAATGTGGAAGAGAAGCATGTATTGTTCCAACACATTATTATAAGGAGGTTGGAAAACTTGAAAAGATAACTCTTGAATTTAGATGTATTTGTGGAAACAAATATGGAGCAACTATTCATGAGTAAATGCGTGTTTCATATGGAAAGGAGAAATTAAAATGAATGAATCATTATTAGCATTATTGAAAAAAGAGGATGATCTTCTAAGAGATGTACGGTTAAATAAAGAAACTTATGAGATGTTGAGAGATAAAAATAAGCATCTTGCATCTGAATACATGGAAAAACTAGAAGCGTCTAAAGATGATCTTTTAGAGTGTCGAAAAGAAATCTCGCAATATTTGGATTTTTTGGAGGTTTTAAAAGAGAACTAAATTCGCATTTCTTTAGAAAGGATGTGTTTATATATGACAATACAAGAGAACGCAAAGTTTACTTGTGAAAGATTGGTGCAAGAGTATATCGAAAATGGCTCATTTAAAGGGATGAACGATTTTTGGGACACATTAGCAATCATTAAACATTCTTTGGAGATAAATGCAATAAACAAAGGAGATGCTGAAAGATATTGTTATCATTTACATGTCACATTTGACGAAATGATGACGGCATAACAGGGAGGGATGCAGATGCTATTTATACAATGTTGCATAGTTGGATTTACATTTTTTGTATGGATTATATCAATAAGCGAAAAGAAAATACCTCATGGAATAATTGAGTGGATTTTAACCATATTGTCTATAATTATATTAATAATTTGGATATTTAGATATTAGAATGAAACTAAGATTTATTTTTATAAAGTGATTGAGTTGTTGAATGATACGTAGAATACAATATATAGTATAAGGTAAACGTAAACCGCTAGTAATAAAATACTGGCGGTTATTTTTAATAAAAAACACAATATAATCACAAAAAATATGATTGACAGCACATAAACAAAGTGATAATATAATCAGTGTAAGGAGGATAAAAACGAAATGGCGAGAAAATCAATGTCAATCCAGATTGAAGAATCCTTACAAGATGCTTTTAGGGATAAATGCAAAAGTGAAAACTTGAAATATAGTGAAGTAGCAGAAGCATTGTTACAGGCATATGTAGAGGGCAGCATAAATGTTGCAATTGAAACTAAATATAAAGTAACACCTAAAGCCTTGTAACAAAAAGGAGCAGGTATCCAGCGACCAAACCGAAACCTACTCCTAACCGACACTTGAATTAAATCGAAATGTACTCTTATTATATCACTTTCTTATGACTTATTCAAGTTGGAAATCCCAAAGAGATTTGTACCTTGAAAACTAATAACGGATTGGCTATCTGTAAAAGCTGTCGTGATGAAGTTGAAATACTTTGGATAGTCTGCGAGCAAAATGGAGAATAAAACATTAGAAGGCTATCAACAAATTTATATAAGAAAGGAAGATGCGATATGCGATTAACAAAAGAGCAGAAAGAGAAAGAAAATATTATCTCTGATAGAAATATGAGAGATAAGTGTGCAGGACATTATGAAGTTTTAGAGAAAGTAAAGAAGTTATTACTCATTCCAGATACAGAATGTGCTACACAGAAGCAAGTGGCAGATTATTATGAAGTCGGTGAAAAAGCAATAGAAACTATTTGTAGCCGACACAAAGACGAATTGACAATGGATGGATTTTCATTAAAGAGTTATAAGGAATTTCTAAACATTCGTAATGAAGGAATAGAAACTGTTGTTGGAAAAACAATTTTCTCATTTACCAATGGCGAAACATTGACAGTTCCAAATAGAGGACTAAAGGTATTTCCACGTAGAGCAATATTGAGAGTTGGAATGTTACTTAGGGATTCAGAAATTGCAAAGGAAGTCAGAACACAGCTTCTTAATATAGAAGAAAAGACTTCAACGGAAATAAAAACAGAAGACATTGAAGAGGAGCAGAAGCTAATGCTTAGTGTTGGAATGGCTGTAGCAAGTGGAGATGCAAATGCAGTTGCAATAGCATCGGCAAATCTTGTAGCGTTTAAGAATAGGCATATTGAAAAATTGCAGAATGACAACAAAGCATTGGCGGGTGAGATTCTTTCATGGTCTGATAGAAAGAAATTAAATGCAGGTGTTAGACAGTTAGCTGCCGTGACAGGTATTCCATTCGGGAACATGTGGAATGAACTTTATAAGAACCTTCAGTATAAATATGGAATCTGTTTGAAACAGAGAGGTGGAAAACCATATATCCAGTGGGTTGATGAAAGTGAATGGGAGAATGTTATTAAAACATTCTGTGCAATGTGCGAAGCATATGATCAATCACCAACAGAAATGTTTCAACAGACTACACCAGAAATTAAAGCATAGTTACATATTTGAGTGCTGATATGAAGCATTCGACTTGTTCTATACTTCTCAAGTCAAAAGAAGTAGTGTATAATAATAAAGAAAGCGAGTAATGAATATGAAATATGGAGATATAGTTGTATATAAAAATCAGATTGGAACAGTTGTAAAAAGTGAAAATGAGTTTAAATTTCATCCGTGTAAATATGGATGTTGTGATTTTAGCGAGTTAGATACGATCACAGATGCTGATGTAAGAGAAGCGACATCTGATGAAAAACTGGAACTAATAAGAAAAGAATTTACATGGGGCAAAGTGATTGATATACATTGTATTGGAGAATATCAGATTATAGAATACGAAAGCAAAACTGCACCTAAACATTTATGGCATACATATATTAATTATGCTGATACAAATAATTCTTATATGTCTTTAGACTCGGCATTAATTGGTTGTATTGGACGTAAATACGAAGGCGCAAATGGAAGGGCTGCGATGTATTTTGAGAAAATGATTGGTTTGGAATAGAACAATTGGAAGATTGGAGGTAAATAATATGAAAGATATGAATATTACAGGAAATGCAATCGAAAATTTATTAATGTCGTATGCAGATCATAAAGCACAAGTAAGATTATTTATGGAAGACGAGAATGTTAATGCTGATGAATTGGAAGAAAATTCAGAATTTATGTATCATAAAGGATTCTGTGAATGTGCCGAAAGATGGATTAGATGTCTTGGTATAAGTCCAGATAGTCCTAAAATCGAACAAATGATTAAAGATTGTATGTAAACCAATGAAACCAAGTTTTCATGTGGAATGAAAGGCATAGTAAAATGGACAAATATTCGATTGTAGGACATTCAAAGTTAATAGATGAAAGTAATAATTTATGGGGATTTGTAGTAGAAAGTGACAATTCAGAAGATATATTATTGTCTGATGACTATTTTAGTTCTAGCATTGTAATTGCATTAGACGAAATTGCGCAGTTTAAAAATAAACCAGAAATAAAAGAAGGTCAAAAAGTAAAAATTACAATAGAAATAGAAGAATAAGAAATCTAAGTTTCAGGAGGTTATGAATGCAAAATAAAAAATATAAGTACAAAGTGAGTAATATAGCGGATGATGAGACAAGCGGATATATAGAGTTGACACCAGACGAAGCAAGGATTGTGCAATATGCAACAAATCAAGAAAATTGGAATATTATAGAACAAGGAGAATATAGTGGTGGATTTGAAATTGACGTAAATAATCCAATTGAAATTTAACTTTCCTTTTATTTTAAAGACGAGGTAAACAAATATGTCAAATGTAATAGAAAAATTAGTACATGAAATTATAAACCCAACAAAAATTTCTGACTTGGTTAAATATGACGCTCCATCAAACCTATTATTAGCAGGTAACGATAAGACAATTTTATATGATCAAAATTGGTTCGTAGATGGAATTCAAAGAACTTCTATAATAAAAGAATATAAAAATGGGAGTATGAAAATATAATGATTAGAAATTCGACATTCATTGGAAGATAGGAGGTAATATTTATGCAGGGGACTCGTGATTTGAAGATTGATTTAGATAGATTTGATTATTATTTTGACAAGGGAAATGAATACAAAGAAAATGAGTATAAGGATTTAATTGTAACTCATGTAAGAGAATTGCTTGATAAAGATCCGTATTCAAAAGAATTAGAAGTTAAAGAGATTTTATCAAAAGAAATATTTGAAAAAATGTCAGATCAAGGTGCTGCACAGGTGTTGAGAGATATTCTTTTCTCGGATGATAATGCAATTGACTGGGGACATGCATTTTACAGTATACAAAAGAATATGCCAGAATTGAAAATGTTTGATTAGAAATGAGGTAATATAGTTGAAAATAAGATATGCTATTGAAAAAGAAATAGAAGTTCCAGATAATTTAACAGCTATGGACATTGATGATATCATTTCACAGAAATGTAAAGAAGTGAATGGTTTTGATTATCAATGGATACATACAAGCGAAATTAATAAACAACATTTAACAGGATTATTTGATGAATTGGAGTGAAGTGAATGAGTATTAAAGACAAACCAAATAAAATAAAGGCAAAATTATTAGTGGAAGTCGAAACTGAATTTTATGACGATGAAAGCAGTGAAGAAACTGTTAGATACTGTGTTGAGCAGGATCTTGAAGATGCTGGATTAAATGTTATTGATGTGTCAGTAGATAACACTATGAGAACTTTTAGAGTTAAAATAGAACAGCTTATAGAGAATTTTGAAAATGGTATTGGAAATCGGAACATGAATGATTTAGAACAAGGAAAATATGATGGATATAGAGATATATTGGACTTGTTGGATGAGATGGAATGAGGTGATATAAATGGTTGATATGAATAAAATTATGGAAGAAGAAATGGGAAAATATAAATTAAAAATAATGCAGGCTATATCAAAACACTTCTCTAATCCATATTGTGCAAAAACAGATATTGGTAAAGTGATGTACGAAAAAGAAATTTGGGACGTAATAGATTCGGTTAAGATAAAATAATAAATCTAATGAAAGAATTGTTTTAACGGAGGTGAATTTGATGACTAAACAATATTGTGATATATGCGGAAAAGAAGTAATGCATACAAATGTAAGAAGATTATGTATTAGTGCAAATAGTTATTGGAAAAATCAAAAGGATTTTGATATTTGTGATGATTGTGAAGAAGAATTAGTAAAATTAAAAAATGATACAGAGATTAATTTTGCTAAAAAATCAAAATGGTGGGAAGAGAATTCTAACGAGACTGGTGAAATTAATTATGGTTCGTTTAAATTAAGTGGAACATTTGAACAAGGAGGATATATTTGTCCTAAATGTGGTTATTGTAATAATGCTTATTCATTTGAACATATATGTCAAAAATGTGGTTATACAACTAAATAATAAATATCTGGCTGCTAGTAGAAATACTGGCAGTTATTTCATTATAAGAGAGAATATTATAATGTAAAATAAAAGAAAGGTTGTGATAATCATATGGGAATAAGTTCAAATATAGATGAAGTAATTTCATTTTTAAAATGTAAACAAAAAGAAGGATATAAAACTGTAGAATTAATAGATGATGCAAGAGTATCAGGCTGGTTTCAACTTAATCCAACGATACCATTTATATTTTGTGAGCAAGAACCTACTGTTTTAGGAATTGATATAAGAAAAAATAGAATGGAGTGACAGCAATGAACAAGCTAATACAGAAAGTCAAATGGAATTTAGACGGATCAAATACAGATATGTATGTATATGGCGAAGCTGATTTTGAAGCAAATAAGTCTATGCAAGAACTATTAGAAAAGCTGTATCAGTATGAGAATCAGCCTAATATGAGAGAAAATGTTGTTGAATATATTGGTGAGCTTAAAATGGAAATAAAGAGAGTAGAGCAATACATTGTTGATAACGAAAAGGAAGCAGAAACAACAAATAATATGTTACTTGCACGTTGTCAGACTTTACAAGAAGTTATCAATGATTTAAAAGGTAGATTGGAGGAAAGAGTATGATTGAAGCAAAGAGAATGATTATAAAGCATTTAAGAGAAGTTACGTTTTGTATGGTTGAAGAATCGAATGAAGAAACAGATTGTACAAAAAATAGATTTGGTAATAGGACAATGGATGAACTTAACAATATAAAATTTGATAAGGTTAGGTTATCGCAAATTAGTGATGATATTCCAAAAGTAAGAGAACAGTTTTATGGTAAAAATTTATGGTTATTATTAGATGAATGAGTTATTTCAAAAGGAGGAAAATAAAAATGAATGATGATATGAAGTATGGATATAATGTTTGTGGACAGCGTTTAAATGAAGAAATTGACACTATGATTGATGAAGTACATAATGCTTATATGAATAACACGGATGAAAGTGCAAAAGAGAGATTGGACGCACAAATTAAGATATTATGGAAAGTAAAAGATAAAATTGAAAATGCAATTTGTGATTGTCAATAAGTAAAATGAAAAATTGCTTTCTTACTGAAAGCAAATCAAATGTAAAAAAATAAGTATTAGAAGCAGGAATCATCTGCTTCTTTTTTATTATAGAAAAAGAGGTGACGAAAAATGAATATGGGAAATCCAAAGAGAAGTTCAAAATTTTTATGTTTAAATTGTATGAAAATAAATGAACTTGGATCTGGAATCCAGCGTGGAGGTCATCAGCGTGAAAAATGGCACATAAAGGATCTAGCTTGTTTTAATAAACCTTGTTGCGGAAAACAAACTAAGAATTTAGAAATTAGATGGTGTGACGATTTATTGGAGGCATATGATAGAGCCGAACAAATTAGAGATAGATACTATAAAAACGGAGAATAATACATATAGAAAGAGAGGTTATTTAATATGGCACAGACAAGAGATTATGCGACTAAGAAAAAAGGTAAAACTAAAGGTTATCCTTTTTGGAATATGGAAGATATCAAAGGGATGATTGATTATTTTCGTGAAAATCAATTATGGAATGATTATTTAAAATTTATGTTGTTATTTTTATTTGGAAGAAGAGTAGGCGATACACTAGATATGATATGGTCTGATATCTTTTATCCAAATGGAACAATAAAGGATGAGATTAGAACAATTGAGGAGCAAAAGACTGGAAAATATAATATCATATATATTTCACCATATGCAAAGCAGGTTATTAAAGAATATCTACAGATAACAGGCATCAATCCATTAGATAATTTAAATGATTATATTTTTCCTTATGACTTAAAGTATGAATGGAGAAAAATGGAGAACGATGATTTTTTTCATGAAACAGAGTCTATAAATTATTCTGACGAAGAAGCATTAGAAATGATTAATAGATTTACAGAGTTATACAACAAAGATTATAGTGAAGATAGAATTAAAAAGATTTTAAATGGGTGGAGAAAGCATCAAAAAGAATTTAAAACTTTAGGAGAATATATATATAAAGAAGTAATTTTTAAAGATATTTCAAAATGGCAAATTGGAGCATTTGATAAAATTTTTAAAAAAGCAGTGGAATTTAACAAAATTCAATACAAGGTGACGATTCATAGCATAAGGCGTTCCTTTGGATATTATAGTAAAGTGATTCATCCACATGATATGTTATGTTTGGAAACTTTACAGAATATTTTTGGACACAGTGACACACAAACAACTATGCATTATATTGGCTTATCTGAGGAAAGAGAAAGAATGTATTATACTGATATTGGAGATTTTTTAAATGGTGTATCAAATGGGAATTATGATCTAAAGAAGAATAGTCCCGTAATAACAATAAAAGAACAAGACTTAAGAAAGATTTTATTACAAGCCATTAAACTAAACTCTAATGATGCAGCGATATCTTTAAATCAAATATTAGATAAAATTGATGAGGTGAAATTAGAATGAAACAAGAGATAAAAGGATGGAAAGGAAAATACAAAGTATATGTTCATATAAATAAAATCAATAATAAAATCTATATCGGACAAACTTGTAATGATTTTAAACGTAGATGTGGTGGAAACGGGAATAACTATAAGCATTCTGCACATTTTTATAATGCTATTAAAAAATATGGATGGGATAACTTCGAGCATATTGTTCTAATTGATGGGATATCATTAGATGTAGCTAATATAATTGAAGAAGGGCTTATAAAGAAATATAATTCAATGAATAATAAATTAGGCTATAATATGATTGCTGGTGGGAATAATCGAAAGATGAGACAGGAATCAATTGATAAGAGAGCTGAGAAAAATAGACATCCATCACAAGAAACGCTAAGAAAAATGTCTTTAGCTTCAAAAGGAAGAAAGCATACACCTGAGCAAATTGAAAAAATAAGAAAAAGTAATATTGGTAAAAAACGTTCATTAGAAGCAAGAAGGAAAATGAGTATTGCCAAAAAGAATATGTCTGAAGAAACAAGGAAAAAGATTTCAGAGGCAGGAAAAGGTAGAAAACAGTCATTAAAACAAAGGCAATTATCTTCTATTAGATTTACTGGGAATAAATATCGTGCAAAGCCTGTTGCTCAATATGATCTTGATGGAAAATTTATAAAAGCATGGGAATGTGCCATGGATGTAGAAAAAGAGTGGAAAATTAAACATTTGCATAGTGGAATAGCTGCATGTTGTAATGATAAAAAACAAAAATCTCATGACTATCAATGGAAATATTATTATGGTGATAATTCTAACATTGAACCGTACAAATCTACTAGGAAAATAGAAGTTGAGCAATACTCACTAGATGGAGAATATATAAAAACTTACGAAAGTATTTCTTCTGCTGCAAGGGATAATAATACTACACCTGGGAATATTTCTAAGTGTTGTAAGGGAGAAGCTAAGATAACCAGTGGATATCAATGGAAATATGTAGATGATGATAAAATAATTAAAAACATAGAGTATAAATATATAGATGTAATTAATGGCGACAGATATAAAAGAAAGCAAGATATAAAGGTTCAAACTTGTTTATCTGATTTAGATATTATGAAATGTTTAAAAAATAATGAAGTTATTACTAAAAACAATAGGTCATACAAAATTGAATTATTATCTGCATAATGCTTACAGATGATGTGGACAAGTACCAGGCAGCTATTAATATGGCAAATGAGCTGAGGGTAATATAAATATGTAAGGACGATAATTATTTTTTATCGTCCTTACTATGTGTCATTTTATTTATTGCTGTCGTATAACTTAAAAGTCGTTTCATTTGGTTATCATCTGAATCAAGAATCTCAATGGGAGAACAATCAAGTTCTTTACAAATTGATTCTAAGATATCAAATTTAATTGAAGTTGATTCACCTTTGTAAATTTTGTCGATTGTTGGATATGTTACCCCTATTTTTTTAGCCAGTTCGTAACGTGTCATATTTTTTTCTTTTAATTTGTCCTGAATAGATAGTTTCATAAGTATAATCCTCCTATATACATAGAGTATCATATATAAAGAAAAAAATAAATATAAAAAATAATTATAATAATACTTGACAATATATATAGACAAGTATATAATACAAAATATCAAAAGATAATCCATTACATACAAAAGAAGAGAGGAGGGTACATATGGATTTACAATTGCAAAGATATGACATTATAAAGGCAGAAATAAAATATAAAGGAATGGGTTCTGTCCAGACAAATGAGCGTCCATATGTGATAATATCAAATCCAATCGGAACTAAGCACGCAACTATTATTACAGTTATGGCTTTAACAAGTAAAATAAAAAAACTTAATATGCCAGTTCATAGTTGCATTCATGCCGACAATGATAATGGATTAACAGAATATTCCATGGCTTTAGGAGAACAGTTATTTACCATATCTAAAGAAGAAGTAAAAGAAAAACTTGGTACAGTAACAAGCAAAGAAGAGAAGAAACTTATAGATAAAGCTTGTTTCAATGGATTATTTTATGGAACAGAATATAGATTAGAGGAGGTAAATGCATAATGTACGTTAGCAAAGAAGAAGCGAAACGGATGATTGATTCAGCTCAGGGAAAGATTTGGATTGATTCTTTTAATGGAATTACGTTCATTCATACAAAACCAAGACAGATTAATGCCGATGAAGGAAAAATGATGATTAATAAAGCTGCCACAGTAGATTATTTTGATAATGACTTTTTTGGTCATCTATGTTTAGAAGGTGTGCAAGCGGAGATTGTACACAACATAAATTTTCCACTTATTTTTCGGGAATAGTGTCCTAATTATGGGACACCATCTGATGTATAATTATAATACATAAAAAAAGAACAAACAAATGTTCGAAAAAAACTATTGACAAGAACGTATGTTTGAAATATCATTATTATTGTAAGAAAAATGGAAATACAAAAAACAGCCAAGCGATTCAAACGGTGTTGGCGCACCTTTCTACTTGACTGCTTTACCCAATACGGCAGAAAATACCGCAAAAATATTTTACATATTTTACCAATTGTTGTCAAGACTGGTAAATCTATAGCGTTTCTGCATTTTAAATCCATTTTTACAATTAAATAGAGAATATTAATATAGGGCATTCGCCAAGCGGTAAGGCACAGCACTTTGACTGCTGCACTCACCAGTTCGAATCTGGTATGCCCTGTTATAACCGTGCTCAATTTCACTTTGAGTAGCAACAAGCACCATTAGCTCAGTTGGTTAGAGCAACCGGCTCATAACCGGTCGGTCGTAGGTTCAAGTCCTTCATGGTGCATTAAAATTAAAAAGAAGGAGATGGTTTTAATTGGCGCAATATGTAATTACAGATGGAAATCGTTGGATTATGAGGGACAGAAAGGGGTGTTATGTTCCAACGTCATGTGAAGCTTTGGCAGATATTTATGGAAATAAAGAAGCCAATTCTGTCTATAACAATAATCTTTCTAAGGCTTTCAAATCGTGCTTTCGTGTGCAAAAATACGACCAGTCACCAGAGCTAATAAAGCAAATGACACATGAAGAAACACAAGAGAAGACTGAAAGGGTGGCAATAGCTGAAAATATTCAACATTGGATTGAGAAGGTAAAGGGACTCAATGGATTAGCCTCAGAAGCAGTACATAGAAAGAATGAGTTAACAGACCAACTTAGCACAGTAGATAAAGAAATCTGTGACATATTACATTACATAGAATTTTGTAACCTTAATGCTGCACAAGGATATAAAGCCTATAAAATGCTCAAGGAACGGAGAATAAAACGTAGAAGCATAAAGAATGAATTGCAGGTGGTAGACATTATTTTGGGAAAGAAAATTTCTGAAACAGCTACTGATGAGATTGAGAAAGCTATCTCAGGAATGGATAAACGCAAGTATGAGCCAAGAGTTATGACTGAATTATTTGACTATTAGGGAGGTAGATAAGGAGAATGTTATTATGTAAAAATTATTGGACTCAAATGGTGGGAGTTATGTCGTTCTCAAAGGACAAGCACGAGAAATTCTGTCGTTGTCCGAAGTGTCGTGGAGAGACAAGGCATATTAAACTTAATGACGAAGAATTAAATTTCGGAGAAGTATTACATAAGGAAATAAGTAAAGGTGGTAAAAGAAAATGGAAATGATATTGGAAGAATATTGTGCAAATGAAATGAAAAAATTAAAACAGATATGTTATCCATTGCTAATTAAGATAGGTGGAATCTCGGAAAAAGATTATGACGATTTTTATTCAATTGCACTTGATGCGTTAGCAGATAGTGCTCTTAGATATGATGAAACTAAAAAATGTCAATTTAATACATTTCTCATAGGAAATATTCGAAGAAAATTTAATACAGAAATCAGAGATCGTAATCGTGCAAAACGTATTCCTGCTAAGAAACTTGAAAGTACAAGCAATCTTGTTACAGAAGACGGGGTGGAACTTGGGGAAACTATTCCATCAAAGTTTGATACATATGAAACTGCTTGTGAATACTTATTTGAAGGTACTAAGATTGAAAGATATTTGGACAAGTTGTCATATACACAACGTAAAATTGTATCGTTATTATCTGATGGATATAAGGCAAAAGAAATCAGAGAATTATTACATATGAACAGTAAGCAATATTCTAATAATCTTGCAGCTATTCAAGCATATGAAAATATAAGAGAATTAATGTAAGGAAAATGTAGGAGGAATTAATTATGGCAAAGAAAGTAAGAGAACAAACAGTGTCATTATCTTCATATTTAGCAAGTGTAAATAGTGAGGATATTTCAGAAAATCAGGATGTACAGAGAATGTTTTGTTGGGACAATCCGGCAATGAATGAATTGATTTTAACAGTTCTTACGGAAGATTACATTCCTCCTATTATTCTCGGTGAAGAAGAATTAGGTGGTGGATTAACACAGGAATATATTGTTGATGGTATACAGAGAACCACAGCATTAAATAAGTTTCGTAATATGAATTGGAAAACAACTAAATCATTTGAAAATAGCGTTATTCAGTATCAAGCAAAGAGAAGAGATGAAGAAGGGCATCTTGTAAAAGATGAAAACGGAAGTATTCTTTGGGATAATTGCGAATTTGACATTAAGAACAAAACTTTTGAACAGTTGCCAGATGAATTGAAAAAGAAATTTGACGATTATCAGATCCGTATTGTCGTTCATCAGAATTGCACCATGCAAGAGATTAGTAAGCTTGTGCGAAGATATAATCGTAACAAGTCTATGGGTTCTAACCAGAAGGCTCTTACATGGATTCCTACATATGCAAGAAAAATCAAAAATATCGCAAATAATGAGTTCTACAAAAATTGTGTTGCTTATTCAAAGTCAATGAGAAAGAACGGAACATATGAACAAACCGTTGCAAATTCTGTAATGGCTACATTCCATCTTAATGATTGGAAAAAGACACCAAATGATAGAAATGAATACCTTGAAGAGAACTCTTCGTTTGATGAATTTGAAAAGGTAAATGAATATGGAAATCGTATTGCAAAAGTTTGTGGGAACAAATTTCAGAGTGTATTCGTATTCAAAGATATCCTTTGTTGGATTGCTACATTCCACAATTTTACAAAGATTGGCATTGAAGATAACAAATTCGCAGAGTTCGTAAACGCTCTTGTAAATGAATTGCATGGAAAAGTAGTTGGTGAGTGGAGCTACGATATGCTTGATAAAGAATCTGGTACATCTGACAAAAAGATTATTCAAGCTAAAATTGATACATATACTGCTTTGATGATGGATTATTTACATATTGATACAACAGAAAATATGGAAGAAAATACGGAAGAAAGTATTCTTTCCTTTGTTCAGGAAAATGCAAATTCTAATGCTACGAATGATGATGTGGATTTTTATACAGATATGGTTGAGGACTGTGTGAAGATTGACGCACCTGTATACAAGTCTTGTAAAATGGCATTAATTGCTCTTATGGCATACGCTTGTCAGAAAGAGCAGGATCAGGACTTTGAAAGTTGGATTAAAAATTATAAAACAAGCAATTTTAGCCAATCTCAGAAAACAAACTATCTTTATCTGAAACGTGATTTTGATAAATTCATGCAGAGGGATGTAAGTGCATAGTGCTAATTTTTCAATTTTTGGCAAGGTTGTAATATATGATACTGAGTATACCTGGATTTGATTGGGCGGTGCATTGGTGCTTACGGTGGATGGGTTCGAATCCCATACTGTCCATCAAGTTAGGTATATTCGGTCAACCGTATTAATAGAAAGGAAATCAAGATGAGAATTTATACAGAAATGGAATGTGATTGCGGATGTGAGGATGGCAAATTTTGTATATATTTTAATAAGGATACCAAAAGTTGCGATTTTCATAAAATGCGTAATGTAAAAATTGTGAAAAATAAAGATAAACAATAGAAATCTCTTTCTTTGGATTGTGAGGTGAAAAGGATGTTTAGAAGAAAAACAAAACTTAAGAAAGTATTAGACAAGAGAACAAATTATGTAACATTTAGAGATTTTCTAAAATCGTTATCACACAAGGAGTTACATATTTTGGCAGAAGAAATTATTTGGAAAGAATACGATGGGTATAATGGTTCGTCTTGTTATATGGAACAAAATCATTATGACTTAATGGATAGGTGGCAGAAAGAATTTTATATAGAGGAAAGAGAGTATTTATTGCCACAATAAAGTTCGATTTCTTTGGAAGAGAGGTGGAAATAAATGGCATGTGATTATTGTGCGTACCGTTATTCTTATGATTGTGATGATGGTTGGAATCGCCATAAAAATTGTGAAAGTTTTAAGTTAAATTGGGATAGTTTATCTGAGAAAGATAAGAAAACTATTCAGAAGATTTTAGATAGAAGAGGAGACTAAGTTATGGAACAGATTCAGGAAAATGAACAGTGGAAATTAAATGGAAACTGTGAAAAATGTAGAAGAAGTAATTATTGTTCAACGTCATGCACTCGTCATAATAGGCGAATAAGAGCAAAATTTAAAGGTCTTGTTGCAGATACAATGAATAAAATGACGGGTGGAGTAATGAGAGAAGCTATTGATAAGGCAGTAAATGGAATTTTGTAAAGAATAAAAGCCAAGTAAAACTTCGTTTCATTGGAAATTTGGAAGGAGACAATGTGTTAAATATAGGAGATTGTGTAGGGCAGATTAACAAAGATTCATCTGGTGTATGGAAGTTATATAAGGATAAGATAAATAAAATCACGATAACAAAGAAATATGGTAGAAGATATTTTACAAAGGCAGTGTTTTATCCATTAGACGCAGACGATGTAGATAACAATACAAAAGATATGGAAGAGTCGATTGGCAAAGGATATATCATTGTAAGAGAAGTATTTGGGTTAAATGATAAGACTGAACCTTATGCTGAAAGATGGATAAAATGGGCTAATGAGAATCAAGATAAGGCAACTGGTTTGATATAAACGGAGAATATAACGATAGAAACAATTAACAAAAATAAATATAAGAAAGAAGAGGTACAAAATATGGATGGATTTATGATGTTTAAGAAGGCTTTACAGAAGCACTTCGATGAAATGCAGAAAGAGGCAACACATTTATTTGAAGTAAATGTAGATAAGAATGAATTATGGAATACATATCTTGATAGCTTCCCTGCTGGTACAAATGAGATTTTCAGAGAGCGTAGAGAACATGATTGTAGTTGTTGTAGACAGTTTATTAAGAATATTGGTTCTGCTGTCACTATCAAGGATAACCAGATTCATACGATTTGGGAACTGAATCTTGGTGATACAACATATCAGCCAGTATGTGATGCACTTGATGCTTTCGTAAAAGCTCATACAGTTACAGATATTTATACAACTAAGTTCCCTAAAATTGGTACAGATTTTAACTTTGAGGAAATCAATGGAAAGTCTCATCAGTGGGATCATTTCTTCTTAGAGCTTCCAAGCAAGTTCGTAAATAGAAGTAGTCGTTCTAACGAGGAAATTAAAGGACAGTTCAGAGATACAAGAAATGTATTTAAGCGTTCTCTTGATGAGATCACTATGGATGCACTTGATACAATTCTTGAACTTATCAATTCAAATACACTTTACAAGGGTGAAGAGTGGAAAGGCGTACTCACAGAGTTCAAGAAGTATAAGAAGGAATATGATAAGCTGACTTCTGATACTGAAAAGGATTTATATGCTTGGGAGAAGTCGGTAACAGCAGGTATGGCTATCGGCAGAATTAGAAATCATTCTATCGGAACACTTCTTATTAATGTAAGTGAGGATATGGATCTTGACACAGCAGTTAAGAAGTATGAGCAGATTGTCGCTCCAAGCAATTATAAGCGTCCAAAGGCTATTTTCACAAAGAAGATGCTTGAGGATGCAAAAAAGACCATTGCAGAACTTGGTTATATGGATTCATTACAGAGAAGATTTGCTAATCTGAATGATATTACTGTAAATAATGTACTTTTCTCAAATAAGAGTGCTGCAAGAAGAATGGTTGGTGCAGATGATATTTTTGGTCAGATGGAAAAGGATGTTGCTGTAAGTCCTAAGAAGTTTTCTAAGGTTGAAGAGATTTCAGCACAGGATTTTATTGATAAGGTACTTCCAACTGCAAAAGAGATTGAAGCTTTTGTAGAAAATAAACATGAGAAGAACTTTGTTTCTATGATTGCACCTGTTAATCCAGACGCTAAGACAATGTTCAAATGGAACAATGGATTATCTTGGGCTTATTCAGGAAACATTACAGACTCAGATATGAAACAGAATGTTAAAGCTGCTGGCGGTAATGTTGACGGTGTACTCAGATTTTCAATCATGTGGAATGAGGGACAAAATGACAACAGTGACCTTGATGCACATTGCAAAGAACCTGATGGAAACGAGATTTATTTTGGTAATTGTAGAAAACCTAGTATGTCAAGATGTGGCGGTCAGTTAGATGTCGATATTACACATCCTATGGAGCAGATGAATGGAAAGCCTTCTGTGGAAAATATTACATGGGCAGATATGTCACGTATGAAACCAGGTGTTTATAAGTTCTTCGTAAATCAGTATGCAGCAAGAGGAAGTAAAGGATTTAAGGCGGAAATTGAATTCAATGGTGAGATTTTTGCGTTTGAATACAATAGTCCTGTTTCTGGTAATGTTCAGGTGGCAGAAGTTACACTTGACAAGAATGGCAACTTCTCAATTAAGGAAAAACTGTCTGGAAGTTCATCTATTTCAAGTCGTGAGATTTGGGGCGTAAATACAAATCAGTTTGTACCTGTATCAGTAATCAGTTATAGTCCAAACTACTTTGATGAGCAGGACGGAATTGGTCATAGACATTTGTTCTTCTTCCTGAAGGATTGTGTAAACACAGAAGAACCAAATGGATTTTATCTTGAGTTCCTTGACAATGATTTAATGAAGCACAAGAGAGTATTTGAGGCTTTAGGTGCTAAGTGTCATGTAGAAGATACTGATGATCAGCTTTCAGGAATTGGATTCTCTATGACAAAGAGAGCAGATTTAGTTGTTAAGGTTAAGGGTGCAACAGAACGTGTAATGAAGATTAAGTTTTAATTAGAAAAGGAGATTATTACTATGACAAACAACGAATTATTTATCAACGCAACAAGAGCAAACTATCAGTTTCCATTCAGAGGAATGATTAATGTAATTGATTTGTGGGATTTATCTCTCACAAATCTGGACTCAGTATTTAAGACACTCAATGCGGAAGTAAAGAAGTCTGAAGAAGAAAGTCTTCTGAACACTAAGTCAAAGGAAGATGAAGAGATTTCTAATAAGATTGAAATTGTTAAGTATATTGTTGGTGTAAAGCTGGATGAGAAGAAGAAGAGAGAAGACGCTAAGAAAAATGCTGAGATGAGACAGAGATTGCTTGAAATCAAGGCTAAGAGACAGGATGCAGCACTTGAGAACATGTCTGATGAGGATCTGGATAAGGCACTTGCAGAATTAGAGTAGTGATTTATGGGCTGGCTGACGAACAGTTGGTCAGTCCTTTTTAATAGAAAGAGAGGTACATATTATGCCAGTTAGAAACAGATTAGTCTATGTTGGTGAAGATTAGGAGGAAAATATGGAGAATTTATCTACTGTAGAAGCAGTAAATATGTTAGCTTGTATTGCAATGATGTTTTTTCTTGGATTGCAAATTGAACCGAGTCGAAAAGTACAGTGTGTTGCAAGAATTTTATGGGCTATTAATTTAGTTGTAATTTGGATTTGTATATTTTTAAGATAAGTAGAAATTCACGATTCATGTGGAATTTAGAAAGGAAAGAATATATGGTTAGATATTTTTGCGATTTATGTGATAAGGAAGTTGATAAATATAATGAGTATTCGTTGCCGATTGCAGCCACTTTTATAAATGGTGAACCATGTGATTTAATTCAAGTTCCTGGGTTTAATTTGTGTAAAGATTGTAGAAGTAGGTTTTACGGAGTCGTTGAAAGTATTGTTCCAAAGCAGAAGATTGAAGAATTAAATAAGAGGGCTTTGGATATAAAAATGGGAAGATGTGATGAGTAACAAGAATCGCACATTTCTTGCGGGAATTTGGAGGTGAAATTTATAGAATATATAAAGATTTTTATTTTGATACTTTGCTTGATTATTGTATTGGGATATTTAGTTGTAAAAATAGATCTATATACATCCTCAAAGAAAAAAGAGATTATAAAAAATGATATAAAACAAACTGCCAAATGTGTTGAAGAAATCCCAATATACAAAAAACCAAAATTTAAACCATTAACTCAGGAACAAATAGATGACATTCATTCAAGAGGAAAAATCACACCCAAAGAAAAAGTTAAAGAATGGGAAGAAATGGATTTATGTGCTCCTGGTGACGCAATAGGAAGTGCTGCTTGGAGATGTAAAAAGTTTCACAGAAATTGTCATGATTGTTTAGTTGATTATGCAAATAATAGAGATGAGTATACTTCATTTTACGACATTGTGAAGCTTTGTAGACCATATAGACTAAAAGATTAGGAGAATAATACAATGTCAAACTTATATGTATATCTAATGCGTTCTCGAAATAAGGACAACAAGGACATTCCAAACTTTAAGCAACGAGTAAAAACAATCCTTGAATACAAAGGGAATGAAGGCAAGGTAATTGAGGCTTTTAAAAGTTTTGCAGCTAAAGGACTTCCTGGCGAACAGACAAGATTGTATAGGTCGGTTAATTCAAGGAATGAAGAGAAAATCAGAGAAGAGTTGATTATCCGTCTGTTGAGAGATAAGCCAAGTATGACACAGCTTAATCGCACATTAGCATCCGTTGCACTACAGGTACAGAATCGTGATGAGAGTAAATGGTTATTTGATTTTGATGTAGATGATAAAGAATTACTTGGTCAATTTAGAACAGATTTGGGATTATTAGGTATTCACAATGATTGCCATAAGACTCCTCATGGTTATGCGGTAATTGCAGAGCATGGATTTGATACAAGAGAACTTATGGAAAAGTGGAAAGATTATGATATTACATTGAAGAAAGATGAGCTGTTATTTTTGGATATGATAACGAATGGAGAGTAACAATATGTACGAACAATTAAGAGAATATATAGAAGAATCAAATAATATTGTATTCTTTGGTGGTGCAGGTGTGTCAACTGAAAGTGGTATTCCTGACTTCCGATCCAAGGATGGATTATATAATCAGCATGACATTCAATTTGATAAATATAACCCAGAATATCTTTTGAGTAGAGAATGTTTATACAACAATCCGAAAGTATTCTATGAGTTCTATCGGCAGAAGATGGATACAAGGAATATTGAACCAAACATTACTCATAAGGTGCTTGCTAAGATGGAAGAAATAGGTAAGTTGAAGGCTATTGTAACACAGAATATTGATGGGCTTCATCAGAAAGCAGGCAGTAAGAATGTCTTTGAGATTCATGGAACTACACAGAGAAATTATTGTAGTAAGTGCAAAATGGAATATCATTCTGATTTCTTATTTGACACTAAAGAGACAATTCCAAAATGCGAATGTAGAGGTCTAATCAGACCTGATGTGACTTTATATGGAGAGAATTTGCCGAATGAAGCTGTAAATGGTGCTGTTGAAGCAATTAGTAATGCTGATATGTTGATTATTGGTGGTACTTCATTAAAAGTTTATCCAGCAGCTCATTATATTTCATATTTTAGTGGCAATCATTTAGTTGTTATCAATAGGGAGAAAATTCAAGTGTTGTTATACGGTGAAACTGATTTGATGATTGTTGATTCGTTGGGTAATGTATTTAATGAGATTGAAAAATGGATATGAGGTGAACTATGGCAGTATATGTAACAGGTGACATACACGGAAATCCTGTAAGATTAAGTAAAGATAGTTTCTATGAACAGAAAGATTTTTCTGGTAATAAAGATGAAAATATTGTAATTATTCTTGGCGATTTTGGTCTTGTATGGAATCGAGATGGAGAAAGTAAACAGGAAAAATATTGGTTGGATTGGTTAAATCAGAAACCATTCACAACAGTATTTGTTGATGGAAATCATGAGAACCATAAAAGACTTGCAACTTATCCTATCAAGCAATGGCATGGTGGTAAGGTTCATGAAATTAGATCCAATGTATTGCATTTAATGCGTGGTGAAGTTTTTACTATTGAAGATAAGAAATTCTTTGCTTTTGGTGGTGCATCAAGTCATGATATTCAGGATGGCATTCTTGATTACAATGACGAAGATTGGAGAGAGAAAGCCAAGAAACTCGACAAAAAAGGTAAGTATATGTATCGTATCAAAGATTTGTCTTGGTGGGAAGAAGAATTACCAACAGATGAAGAAATGCAGCATGGGTTAGAAATACTAAAAGAGAATAATAATGTAGTTGATTATATTATTACTCATAGTCCTTCTACGTCAGAATTATATCTTATGGGTGGCAAAGGGTTGTATGAATCAGATGTGTTGACTAATTATTTGGAAGAAGTGAAAGCTGCAACTGAATATAAAAAGCATTTGTTTGGTCATATGCATGTGAATAAGGCAATTAACGATAGAGATATTTGTTTGTATGAACAGATTGTTAGGATATTGTAAAGTGAGGTGAGATGAATGGATATTATAGAAGAAATTTTGGACAAGTATTTTGATGAAGAACATGAATATTATCATCGTTACAGAGAAGATGAAGAAAATTATTATGATGTCGTTAACGAGTTAAAGCAGGAATTAACTAAGAAGAACATTTCTTTTAAGTTGGATGTTACAGATGCATTTGATTCTCCTGGTTATGAGTGTTCTGTTTTATCAATTGCTTATATTAAACCAAATAATAATTGGGGTTCTATTGAACTGGAAACAGTTTTATTAGAAAGCATGTAGAGAATAATCTAATATAGAAATTTCTATCTTGGCGATTCAGCCAAATTTTCCAAAAAGAACAATGAAATATTTTTTTCCTATGGTTTTAGCAGACGTGTTAATTCCATAGGATTTTACAACAAAATAATTAAGAAGAAAGGAATTAACAGTAAATTCTAGGATAAATGATTGCGCAATCTCTGTAGATTAAAGGATTTTGACAGAGAATAAAGAAAAAAATAATTATTGTGAGTTAAGTGTATTAAGTTTATGCGATGGTATGTCATGTGGACACATTGCATTAGAGAAAGCAGGATTTAAGATTGGTAAATATTTTGCCTCAGAGATTAAGGACGTGGCAATTAAGGTAACAAAAGATAATTATCCTGACACAATTCACATTGGAGATGTGAATAAGATTACATATAAAGATGGCGTATTACATACAGAAGTCGGAGATTTTGAAACGAATATTGATATTGTAATGTTTGGTAGTCCTTGTCAGAGTTTTTCAAGAGCAATGATTAAAGAGAGGAAGATTGGTCTTGAAGATCCAGAACGTTCAGGTCTGTTTTATGAGTGTAATAGAGTATTGAAAGAAGTAAATCCAAAATATTTTCTTATGGAAAATGTAGTGATGAAACCTGAAGACGAAGCCGTTATTAGTGAAATGATGGGAGTAAAACCTATCAGAATCAATTCTTCTCTTGTAGTAGGACAGCTTAGAGATAGATATTATTGGACTAATATTCTAGGAGTAACAGTTCCAGAAGACAAAGGAGTTACCCTACAGAGTGTACTTAATGACGGATATGTACCAAATAAGAAAGCAAAATGCCTTTGTAAGAATGATTCTCGCGGATATTACAACGGCTGTTTTTGGACACCAATTAAGAGATTTCACAGATTCTATTATAAGTCGTTTGGAACAATGGTGTTCCCATCGAAAGAGTATTTTGATAACTGTTTAGAAGTTACAAAGAGAATATTAAATGGAAGAAAGTCTTCTGCAAAAATCTATGATGATTATAATGGGCATGATTTTGATGAAGCAAGATATTTGTGGAAAGATGAAAGAGCAAGATTACAAGGTGTGCCAGAAGAATATGTCAAAAATATATCTGAAAAAGATGCTGCTGATGTACTTGGAGATGGTTGGACTGTACCTGTAATCGCACACATTTTCAGTTTTATGAAATTTTAGCAGAGAATAACAGAATATGAAGTTCCAAGTAAAGCGGAATTTCTTGCGATGAAAGATGAAGGGAGAAAGAATATGTATCTAGAATACGATGATTTTTATGAACCAAGTGAAGGTGAAATGTTTTTTGATGAAATAAAAGAAAAGTTCAGAGAGATTTTACGTGAAGATGTAAATTCTGAAATCAGCAGATTAACAAAAGAAAATGCAGAATTAAGACAGAAAGTTAAAAGTACAATGATAAAAATTTAAATCTTTCTTGTAGAGAAAGAGATTTGCAGTACAAGATGGACAATTACAAACGAGAAGTAGAGAAAGACTTTTACAATAAAACAATGGAAGAAATTTTTGAGAAACTTTTAGAAGACTCAGAAGTGTGGTATGCAGAACGTGTTCCTCATGAAAAACCAAAATGTAATTTATGTAACGAGGAAAGAAAACTTATTGCAGTATATCCAAATGGTGAAACTGTAACCAAGGATTGTGAATGTTCTCGACCAGTATATATTTATGAGCCAGCTATTTCATTGAATAAAGAGATTAAATTTCATAAAGCATATAAGCCAAGATACAGTGATAAAAAGAAAATCTATTTTACTAAAAATCACGAACCAAACAAGGATTATGCAGATGCGTATGATTATTACAGTGAATTCAGAATAGAAAATATTTTTGATGATTTTAATGATGATGTAATTGCATATCATAATGGTAAAAGATATGGAGAAAAAATTGCATTCAGAAGTAAAGATGCTTGTCAGAAATATTGTGATTGGCTTAATAAGGAGAATAAGTAAATGATAGATATTCAATGTAAAGACGGAAAATATATTATTGACGCAAGGATTCATAGTGAAGTTGATACAAATGATATTGCAAAAGTACAGGAAAGATTTACTTCTGATTGTGCTTATGAGTTTGCAGAAGCTATGAGAGAAGCAGTAAATGTTAGCCATTTGGTAATGAAAGAACAAAGGAAAGAGGTGACAAAATGAGCAAAACATTAATCGTAGTAGATATGCAGAATGATTTTATTGATGGAACACTTGGCACAAAGGAAGCACAGTCGATTGTATCAAATGTGGCAAAGAAAATCAAGGAGTACAGAGAAAATGGTGATAGTGTAATTTTTACAAGAGATACACACCCAAATAATTATTTAGAAACATATGAAGGAAAGCATCTTCCTGTTGTTCATTGTGTAAAAGATACAATCGGATGGCAGATTTCAGAAAAGTTGGATTTTAATATTGAAGAAGATGTAATTATCGACAAGCCAACTTTCGGATGGACACATTGAGATGATTTTGATTTTACAGAAGTAGAAGTTTGTGGTCTTTGCACAGATATTTGTGTAGTGTCAAATGTACTTATGATTAGAGCAAATTATCCTAACATTGATATTACAGTAGATGCAAGTTGCTGTGCAGGCGTTACACCTGAAACTCATAAGGCTGCATTAGAGACAATGAAGATGTGCCAGATTAACGTGATTGGAGAATAATATGGATAAATACATGAGTGTGATAACCAATTTTGGATGCCACTATTCATGTCCATATTGCATTGTAAAGAATAATAATCTTCAGATTCCAAAGAGTTCGATTGAAGGATTGGACTCTTTGGACGATGAGATTAAGAAAAATCAGTGTAATTGGGTATCAATATCTGGTGGTGGAGATCCATTATGGAATTTAGAGAATAATATTGAGTGGTATAAAAAGTTTTTTGATATTACATTAGGAAAAGTCAAGACGGAATTACATACAAGTATGCCAAATGTGAAGTCTGCACCGTATCCTTACTTTGACAGAGTGGTATATCATTTACATGATTTTGAACAGTTAAAGTCTATTAAGCGTGTTGGTCACGAAATTATAAGAGTCGTATTCGTAGTCACGAAAAATTTCACAGAAGATTTGATAAACAGAATAGCAGTGTATTGTCACAATTCAAATGAGATTGATGAACTGAGTTTCAGACAGATGGTTGATAATAATTATGAAGAAACTGATTATTGTAGAGAATATTTAAAAGAAGGACATCAGAAATTGTGGTGGTATATCGAACAGTGTGATTACAACTTATACTACTGCGAAAATAAGGTGTACACAGAATATAGAAAGATTGGAGAACAGAATGAAGCACAGTAATTATATATCAAATATCTTTAAACATTTCAAAAAGATATGCATTCATAAGTATTGGGTATTCTATTACTGTTGCAAAGCAGGAATTCCACTTCAAGGATTAGTACATGATTTATCAAAATTTTCTCCAACAGAGTTTTGGGAAAGTGTTAAGTATTATCAAGGTACTTCAAGCCCGATTGATGCTTGTAAAAAAGCAAATGGTTGGTCAGCAGCTTGGATGCATCATAAGGGAAAAAACAAGCATCATTACGAATATTGGCAAGATGATTTTGATAATGGTGGAAATCCGATTGAAATGCCAATGAAGTATAAAAAAGAAATGTTATGTGATTACCTTGGTGCTGGCAGAGCATATCATGGGAAATCTTTTAATTTTGAGAAGGAATTAAAATGTTGGAAATCTAAGAAAAGTAAGCCAATTGCAATGCATCCAAATGACATAGCTTTTATTGATAAGTATATTAATCTGTTTTATGAGTACGAAAACAGAGAATATGATATTAGAACAATATTTAATCAAATCAAGAAAGAAGGAAAATAATATGGAACAGATTATTACAAGTTTATTAGAGACAGATGCCTACAAATTGTCAATGGGACAGGCTATTTATCATCAGTTTAGTGATTATAAAACCACTTGGAGTTTTAAGTGTCGTAATAAGGATGTTCATTTTACACCAGAAATGGTAGAAGAGATTCGCAGACAGATTAAATTATATTGTAGTCTGAGATTCACAGAAGATGAACTTACTTATATTGATAATATCAAATGGATGAAAGGTTCGTATGTTGATTTTCTGAGATTGTGGAAGCCAAGATATGAGGATTTTGAGATTACAACAGATTCAGATTGCGGTCTTTCTATCGAAACATTTGGTACATGGCTTAATACATCTATGTATGAGATTCCTACACTTGCGATTGTAAACGAAGTATATTTCAGAATGGCATATAACTATGAGGAATTGCTTAATAGTTTCAAAAAGAGATTAGATGAAAAGTATGAAAATTTCAGAAGCGGTCATTGGTATGCTGGTACATTTTCTGAATTTGGTCTTAGAAGAAGACTTTCTGCTGAAGCACAGGAGTTAGCTGTTGAGAAGTTTTCACATTTAAATGATACGTTACATAGTCCTTCAAAATTTGTAGGTACAAGTAATGTGTATCTGGCGAAGAAATATAATCTTACACCTGTTGGAACAATGGCTCATGAATGGATTATGTGTACAGGACAAGGTAATCATAAACACAATCCTGCATATTCAAACTGGTATGCTCTTGACGCATGGGTTAGAGAGTATGGTGTGTTAAATGGTATTGCGCTCACAGATACAATTACAACTGATTGTTTCTTGAAAGATTTTCAGTTGACATATGCAACATTATTCAGTGGTGTAAGACATGATAGTGGCGATCCGATTGAATGGGGTGAAAAAATGATTAATCATTATGAGTCACTTGGTATCAATCCTAAGACAAAGACACTTCTGTTTAGTGATAGTCTTGATTTTGAGAGAGCAGATAAGTTATTTAGACATTTCCACGACAGAGTTAATGTTGCTTTTGGGATTGGTACCTATTTAAGCAATGATACAGATGTTCCTGCACTTAATATTGTTATGAAAACAACAAAATGTAATGGTATGGATGTTGCAAAAGTTTCAGATGTAACAGGCAAAGGTATGTGCAAGAATCCTGAGTATGTAGATTATCTGAATAGATGTATTGATTGGAGAATGTCGCATGAATAAGATTTTACTTATTCCAGGAAGTTTTAATCCTATCACAAATGCTCATGTGGATATGGCATTGGCTGCTAAAAATGCAGTTAATGCCGATATGATATATTTTATTCCAGCTCATGATACTTATGTGGCAAAGAAAAGAACATTAATTCCTGGTTATTGTCGAGTATCATTAATAAATTCAATGCCAAATTGTGATAAAAATAATATGAGAGCATTGGATATATAAACAACAAGCTTCTTTCCACAGAGAACATACAATACAATAACACAGCTAAGAGATGAAGTAGAAAAAGAGTATAAGTTTAACGAATATTATATCTGTTTAGGGATGGACAATATTCAAACTCTGACAAGTTGGTACAACTGGAAACCATTTGTAGAAGAATATCATTTTGTTGCTTGTGTCAGAGAAGGACAGAATCTTAACGATGCCTTAGAAGAAGCTGATTTAATGGAATATAGAGATCATTTTACTGAAATTCAAATACCTGAAAACCATACTTCATCAAGTTTAGTTAGAAGTTTATGTGAAGAAGGTTGTTTCGATAAAGTAAAAGAATTAGTTCCTGAGAATGTATATGAATATTTGATACGTTTTTATGATGTAATGAATCGAATGTAAGGAAGGAGAATATATAAATGTTTGATGCAAAGACAGTAAAGAACGAAGTAGTGCAGTGGATTAAAGACTGGTTTGATAAGAATGGCAAGGATTGTAATGCAGTCGTTGGAATTTCAGGTGGTAAGGATAGTACAGTTCTTGCATACATAGCTGCACAAGTTTGTTACTTATTTAAGTGTAAGCTTGTTCTTTGGTTTTCTGATACAGGATTGGAATTTCCTGAATTAAGAGAACATGTCAAAACTTATGGAGATTGGTTGATGAAACAATTTCCTGGTTCAGAAGGTTTTCCACCATTAATAGTTGAAACAATTATAGATCCACCAAAAGACAGGAAAGGAAAGAGAATAGTATTTAAGGATGTGATTCTTAATCAAGGATATCCAATTCTTAGTAAAAATATCAGTAGACAGATTGGTGATGTTCAGAGATTAGGACAAGACTGCTGGGCTGCAAGATGTTTTGATGGCAGAGAAACAGGAATGTATGACATGAGAAAGTGGAAATTTGTCATAGATGCACCATTTAAAGTATCAAATAAATGTTGTGACATTATGAAGAAACGACCAGCTCATCGCTTTACAAAAGAGTCTGGACTTATGCCATTAGTTGCAACAATGACTTGTGAAAGTAAGCAGAGAAAAACAGAGTGGTTACATAATGGATGTAATGCATTTGATAAGAAAAATCCAAGCAGTCAGCCAATGAGTTTTTGGACTGAGCAAGATGTACTTAAATTTATAGTGAGATACGACCTTCCTTATCCGTCTGTATATGGTGAGATAAAGCAGAATGAAAAAGGAGAATATTATACTACAGGATATAGTCGTACAGGCTGTATGTTTTGTGCGTATGGGTGTCACTTAGAGAAAGAGCCAAATAGATTTCAGATGCTAAAGCAGACACATCCTAAGATTTGGGAGTATTGTATGAAACCTGTATCTGATGGTGGACTTGGAATGAAAACAGTATTGGAATTTATTGGTGTTAAGTGTGAGTAGAAAGAGGTGCAATATGAAAAGATATGAACTTTATATTACTGGTAAAAGAACTATCGACTTAGAAGATGATGAAGATATTGGCGAGTATGTAAATAATATCATTGAAGGAAATGGCGAAGAAGATGGATATCAGGATTTAGACGAACTTTTAGATGATATGGAATACGAGACATTAAATTATAGAAGAATTGTTTACTAACTAATAAAACTGATGAAATTTTTCTTTCCTTTGGATGGATTGGAGGTGTGAATATGTATCAAGAATTAAAAGGTAATGAAAATTTTTCAGATAAATACGCAACGTGGATTATAGCATATTGTTTAGATACAGATTCATTTTTTGCAACAAATCAAAGACATTTCTTTTGGGAATATAATGATGAATTCCAATGCGAAAACGATGCGGTTAATTATTTCAGAAACCATTTGGACGAATTTAGAAATGCTAGGAAAGAAATATTAAGTCATTGTGGTGGATGGAACATTGATAAGGATTTGTTTTTAGAAAATACGAAAGAAAGTTTTTCAAATGCAAATAGGAGAATCACGATATGAAAGCATATTTAGTAGAACGACCTGCAAGAGATTGGTGTCAAGATTACGCAATGGTAATTATCGCACAAGATGAAAGACATGCTGAAAGAAAAGCAAGAGTAAGTTCAGATGATTTTAAGAAGTGTCAAGAGATTACCATTACAGAAATTGATATGAATGAAGAACAGTGTGTTTTAAGAGCGAATACAGGTGCATAGGAGAATAACTATATGAGAACAGAGAATATAGAAGTAACATTTAAAATTCCAATTCCAGTTGATAAACCTGATTTGAACGGTGTGATATATTCCAAACAAGCAATTAGAAATGCTTATAAAAATGTAAAGGATATTCCAATTGAGATACCATGTAATGATGGTCAGTTTCTTCCTATTGGAGCAGCACAAGAAGTTGAATTGATTGAAGACGAAGATGGTATGTATGTAACAGGCGTTGGTCTTGTTTGGCATGGTGGCACAGAAGAAAGCGTTGAAATTAAGGATGGTAAGGTAACTAGCTTTAAAGTAAATGGCATTGGAATTGCAAAAGAGTAGGAGCTGAAAAATATGGATAATTTAACACGTAGAGAAGAAGTAAATCTTTATGAAGCAATTCAGAAATCTTTTCCTAAAATTCTTATCAAGGATCTGACAGAACATGAAAGAATCTGTCCTGTCTGCAATGGTCTTGGAATGAGAATTGAAGACAATGTTTATGGAATCAAAGGTGACAAGTCCGAAGCTGGGAGAAAATATCATTTCCCATATAAGCATCAAGCACTTTCATTTTGTCAGAGTTGTTATAGCGGAGTGCAGCGATTGTGTCCTTATTGCGGAGAGCCTTATAAAAATCAGGCTTATTTACATTGCGATTGCGAAGGGCAGAAGAAAGCTGACGAAGAAGAGAGAATAAAGAAGTGGAATGAGAAAGTATTTAAAGCAGTTCCAGTTGATGAAAAAGATGTAAACACGATGCTTTACTGTGAAGAGTTTGACGAGTATTACGATACTGTTGATGATTTCTTTGACGATTATTTTGGGCGTTATACAGATGAAGAATTTAATAATGATGGCAGACCTGAGAGATTATGGGTGTGCAGCGTGGAGAAGATTCATATTGATGCTGACAGTGTAGTTGATAATGTTTGCCAAGAGCTACATGAAGATGCTTATGAACAGTGTGATATTGGTGGTTTGCAAGATATATTGGATGATTGGTGTAAGGAACAGACAGGAACAACTACATATTATCCTTGTTTTAAGCAGTATGTAGAGATTGATTGGAGTAAATATTCAGAGTAAAGATTCGTTTCTTTCGGAAATTTTAACAGATAGGAGTGATATAAACGAGAGTATATAAAAACAAGCAGTATCTTATTTTTGATTATGAAGATGGTCGTACTGTGAAATATGATTTTGCTACAAAACAAGCAATCGGTATTAAAGGTAAGCCAGTAAAAGACTTACGAAGTCAACTATCAGGATTTAGTTTAAACGATCTATTTGATTGTTGTGACGATGAAAAATACGCTAAATTTCTTAAATTTGTTAGAAATTCAGAAATGTATTCGTATTCAATTTGCAATATAGGGACAATTCTTGATCGTGTTCCAAAATATTCAAGGTTTGAACAAATTTTCTCAGCAGGGTTCGATGATATCATTAAAGATGGTTATCGTTTTAAATATTCTATTAATGAAATTCCAAAATCTCTTATTAAGTTATGTCGAAAATATCCCATTAAATTATCTAATAACACAGTTCAATATTATAAAGAAAATCCGAATGCTCATTATATCGCATATGACTTGGAGTATATTAGTTTAACATCTGATGATATTTATACTGTATGGAATACACAAAATGAAAGATGGATTGACCATGCACCAGACTATTTTTCATTTTTAAACAAACTTGTTGATGAATTTGGATATAACGCAAAAGATTTGTGGCTGTATTTAGATAGAATTAAGACATTTGAAGCCATTAAAGATATGAGTTATTTGATTAGAGAATTATATGACTATGCTAATATGATGCGTCAGCTTAGTCTAAAGTATGATAAATACCCTCGAAACTTTCTCACTACACATAGAATTGCTTGTAGAAATTACAATCGAATGAAGAAAGAGTTCTCAGAAGAACTATTCAAGAAGAGAATAAATAAACAGTATGAATGCTCTTTTGGTGATTACATATTTATTTATCCAGAATCTACACAGGATATTAAGGATGAGGCAACTATACAAAACAACTGCGTAGCTTCATACATAGATAAGGTTATTGATGGCGAGTGCCACATTCTATTCCTGAGAAAGAAGAATAAACCAGACGAAAGTTTGGTAACGATTGAAGTATGAAATAATCATATTGTACAAGCTAGACGAAGATTTAATGATGACGTAACAGCAGAGGATCAGAAAGCTATTGATGCATTTAACAAAAAGTTTGCTAATAAGGAGGATAAAGCTGCGTGATTAAAGGTGATCGAATTAAATTAGTTAAGAAAATGGGTGTGTTTGATAACATTGGCGAGATTTGTGAAGTAACTGATATTCAGGAAGGTGGAGTAATATGCTTTAAGTTTGGTGGTTGCCATCTTGGTTGTATGTCATATGGCGAGTACGAGAAGTATTTTGAGAAAGTTGAGACACCTGTAAAGAGAACTTGGAGCGATTGGAGCTTGGCACACGAACTTATCTTTATGGATGTTAAGGGTGATGCAAAGAGCATTAAATATCAGTATAGAGATAATGGTAAGAGAGTCCAGGTTAGAAGTGGTGCTTTGAAAGCAGGTTCATCTTGTTATGATGAGGATGAATTTAGTCTTAGTAGTGGCTTGAAACTGGCAGAGATGAGATTAGTTGTAAAATACCTTGATAACCAGGTTAAGTCGATTGCAAAGTCGATGTGAGAGGAGAATAAATATATGAACACAAAAATTATTAGTGCATTTCCTGCTTGTAGTAAGACATATGCATTTAAGGAAGGGAGATAAAGTCATGGAAGTATTTTCAATTGTAGAAAAGGTAGATGTAAATAAGTTAAATGGACGTATTATTTCTTTTATACAGAAGTGCGATTATAACCCTTACATATTTGCAAATGAAGAAACTATTAAATCCATTGCTTATCCCGAACCTGTAACCGTCACCGCAGACGAAGATTTTGTTTGTAGATATCAAGGATGTAGAATGTTTAAAGATGATACAAAGAATTTCGGGGAAATTGAACTGAGATGAGAGAATAAATAAGGGGATTATAAAATGTATTTTGTATATAAAATGGACGAATATTGTGGAGAACCGTATATTATTCCTGTTGGAATATTAAAAAATGAAGAAGACTTTGCAAAATTTAATGATATAGCAGACGATAAGACAATTCAATATGAAGAAGTTGATATGGTAGATATGAATAATATAAAACCAATTTCTTATATTGATTTTATATATCGTGCTAATGGAGAAACTACATACAAAAAGGTTGTAACCAATACATTATTAACAACTGAATCAAAATGTAATAATGCATATACATTTAATGATTCTGTGCATATCACAAAAGTATTAAAAGATGAAGATGATATTAATACTTTGGCAGAAAAATTAAAGGAAATTTCACATAACTTTTTGCTTGGAAAATCAACAGAAGAACTAAAATCATCAGATGAACTTGGAATTAAAACAAATAGTTTATATATAAAGATTGTTGCGAATGATTTATTTGAAAAATTTCTATAATAGGAATATCGGTTTCTTGCGAAGTTAGAAAGAGAGGTAAATATGAAAATTTTAGAAGGACACGAAAAAGAATATAAGGATTGGTATGATAAAAATAGTGACGGTTATGGTAGAGCTTGTTTTACATATGCTGAAAGATGGGCAGAAATGTTAGAGAACAAGATTGCATCTTCTACAGAAGATGTTATGAAAGTTATTGTTGATAATGCTGATAAGTTAAGCTATGAAGCTGATACTGAGGGCATTACAGGATATATGTATGGATGCGCAGTTAGTATTCTTTCACAGTGTTGGAAGTATGGAGAATATCTTAGAAAGTGGCACAATAAGGAATACAACTATGATGGTGATGGTGTTGTAAATCCAGCAATTTTGACAATTGGTTAAAAGAATATAAAAGCAAAGGAGATTGAAGCGATGGAGAATAATAAGGTAAGACAGTTTATTGATTTACTTGTCAATGAAGAAGAGACAATCGAAAATGCAGCAAAGGTATCTGGAATTGGTGATATGAAATTAGTTGATGTTTTAGAGACTATTTCAGAGACGGAGTTTGAGAACATTAAGGATTTATTAAGTGCTATCAGTGGATTGAATGGTTTGAGAGAAGCTATTCAGACAGTTAAGGATTTGGATAATGCATTAACAGATTTAAAAAAATCTTCTGAAAAGTAGAGAATATATAACTGTAAACAAAATACGAAAGGAGGCGAAGCGTCATGACTTAAACTAATTAGGCTTCTAAGTAGTAATTGAAAAAGGTATATTTGGATAATCTACCAAAATATACATCAGGATGTTACAAAAATAAAATTGATTGGAAAAATTGTGTTGGGAAAGAAATAAATTTTGTAAATGATGATATAAATGGTATGATTAAAATTCTTGAATATAACAAATCTAAACAGCAAGTGAAAATTCAGTATAAAGATAATATCTACTGGTTCTATACAAGTTCATTAATTGATTCAAAAATTTCCAGACTTACAAAGAGATCAGAACAAAGGACTCCTTTTAAATTTAAAATTGGCGATATTAATAATAATATCAGAATAGACGAATGTTTCAAGAAAGACTCATATAAACGTTACAAATATACATGTTTGATATGTGGTCATAAAGGTGAAAAGAACGAGGTTGATATGAAAAGATTCGGATGTCCAATTTGTAACAATAAGAGATTTGTAGATCCCAGTATTAATGGAATAAAAATCACGCATCCAAACATATATAAGATGATAATTGATAAAGATGCAGAATATTACTCATATGGAAGTGCTCATAAAGTACATTGGAGATGCCCGTTGTGTAACAATATAAATTTTACTGCAATAAAGAATTTAACATCTGATAAACCAACTGGATGTTCGTATTGTGGTGATGGAATTAGTTATCCTGAAAAAATATTATATGGTGTTTTATCATATATCAGTACAAGCTATATAAAACAAATAAGTTTTGATTGGTCTATGAATAAAAAATATGATGCTTTTGATAATGGAATTTTTATTGAAATTCATGGTCAGCAACATTATGTTAAATCTTTCGAGAAATGTGGAGGAAGAACATTAGAGGAAGAAAAAGAAAATGACAAATTAAAAAAGAAATTAGCTTTGATAAATTTTAAAACTATAAAAGATTATATAACCATAAAAGCGTATCCTGAAAAATTTGATGTAATAAAAGAGAATATTTTAAAAAGTAATATTTCAAAATTTTATGATGTGTCAAAAATTAATTGGGAAATAGTTAGAAAAAATGCAGAATCTTCATTGGTGTGTTGCGTTTCAAAAGATTACAATGATGGAATATCAATTAATTCTTTGTCAATAAAATATAATTTATCTAATTCAACAATTGTACGTTATTTACATAAGGGAACAGTTCTTGGAATTTGTAATTATGATTCTAATTGGTACAATGGTGGCTCAAAAAAAGTCATTGAGTTACATTCTTTAAAAGTTTTTATTTCTATAACAGATGCAGCAAAGTGGTCTCATGGCTCAAAAAATGCTATATCAAAATGCGCCAATGAAAAAGATAAATATATAACATCAGGAACAAACCCTGAAACTGGTGAAAGATGTAGATGGTGTTTTTATGATGATTATATAAACGATAAAGAAAAAGTTAAAAGAATATTAAATAAAAAAGTAAGAAATAATCAATTTGATGTAATACAGAATTTTTAGATACAAAGAATTTTCGATTTCATACGAGGAGGTGAGACTGGTTGGCAAAACGCCAAGAAACATTAGATATTGAAGCTGCACTACAAAAAGATACCAGAATCAAGAGAATATATGGCTGCGAAGAAATCACAATTGGTTTCTATAACAATGGTCATGGAAATGAAATAGTTGACTTTATGACAATGGACTCAAAAGGAATTATTAAATGTTATGAGATAAAAGTCACTATTCAGGATTTTAAATCTGATGCAAAGAAATCCTGGTATGGTCATTACAATTATTTGGTGGTTGGTAAAGAATTGTGGAATGAACACAAAGACTACATACTTGAAAATACACCAAAGCATATTGGAATTTTAGGATCGTCTCTTGGAAGTTATCGAAAATGTAAAAAACAAGATATATCGCAAGAACAATCACAAATGTTGAAAGAGAGTATGGTTCGTTCTATGTATTATAAAATGGTTAAATACTACAACGCTTCCGACTTAGATGAAATCAAAAGATTCAATAGTGGTATTCACAAGCTAAAGAAGGATGTTAAAAAATATAGAGATAGGGCAACAAAAGCGGAAAATCTGATTTACAGTTACGAAAATTATAAAGCATATAATGACGGAATTGACGATTTTGATTTCAAAAAGGCTGTTGAAGCAGAAAAGAAAAAGTATTTGGAGAATATAAAAGCGGAGGTGAAATCTTGGAGAAAGTAATTAAATATAGATGTTCTGAATGTGGAGAATTATTTGATACACCTGAAGAGGCTTTAGCTTGTGAAACAAGACACAAAAGAATTGAGAGAGCTAATGTGATGCTTAGGCATGGATATACATTAAAACAAATCAATGACGAGTGTGAGATTTGGGATTTTATACCAAAACATTTAGAGAATGTAAATACGGACAACTGTTTCAAAATCAGTTACTGGCAATGTTGTCAGCACCCTGCTTATAGAATTACTCGTATCTGTTTTGATGGAGAGGTAAATGTAAGAGGTTGTGGTTCGTGGAGTGGATATTATGGTAATCGACTTAATTTAAGCAGTGCAGATTTAATGAACCCAAGACCAAAGGAGAGTTATTTATAGATAGTAGTTATACAAGCAGATGGTGATAAATAAGGAGGATTGATACATACGAATTTAGTACAAGCATTAGAAAAGCAGATTGAATTCTGTAATCAATATACAAGATATAAATGTGGAGTATTTGTAAGAACAAAAGAACAATGTGAGATTGTAATGAAATGCATTTCAAACTTATTGTTAGATCGAAGTAATACTCAATTAAGAAATTATGCATGGAAGCTAGGTTGTTATTGGAATAATGGTAATTGTATTGAAGTATTACCTGTAAACGATTCCGTTAGAGGACACAGATTTAATGGTGTAATAATTGAAAATGAAATCGAAAGAGATATTGTTAATTCTTTGATTATGCCATATTTAATGGTAAGGATTGATTCTACTGGACATAAAATTGAAGAATTTAATAATGTTAAAGAGAGAATATTTACAGTAGATATTAGCAAGAGTGATGTCATTGAAAGTAAAAATCGTTCAATTTATATTTCGACTGGTTGGCAGAGAAATATATTAAGCAGAGGATTGAAAAATTCAAATATATTTATTGATGATTTAAACGAAGAAATTTTTAAGAAGGAGTATATGTGTATGTTTGGTAATTACACAGCGGCTTATAGAGTTGCACAGGTAGGAACAGATAAGATTTTTGTTTATAATGCGACTGGCATTCCAAAAGAGAATATTAAATATGAGACAGAGTTTGTTAATAGAACTAAGGAAACTTATCTAAATATCAAAGGTGAACATAAAGTTGAAGATATCGGACTTGAGAATGAAATTAATGTTCATTTATTTATTGATACTGATGTCTATGACAAATATGAAGTTGAGTTCCATGATGGTCTTATTATTGTGGTTTTGCATGAGATTATCAATGATAAGCCTGTTTTAGAGGATGTTTCAAGTGAGAAATAAAAGCCGAGTAAACTGACACTTCTTGACCAGATTGAAGACAAGGAGAAATAAAATGTGTTCTGATACAGTAATTACTTTGTTAAGCATATTTGTAATATTGAGTATATTATTTGCAGGTTTCTATATAGCCTACAAAGCGGATATCGAAAATATATATATTCTCAATTCTATAAAGAATTTTGTTATTGATTTATTTAAAGATAGAAATATTTTAGGTAAATTTCTTTCAAGTGTTGTATTTTTATTATCTATTCCAGGCATGTTATTTATGATTCTTTTAGTAATAGCGGATGTGCTCATAAAGTTATTTATAAAAATATGGAAGTTAGGAAATAGATAAAACTTTTATAAATAAGAGAATATATAGATGGAGGTAAAAATGTGATTCAAGTAATTGAGACAAATTTGAGTATTGATAAAGATAATATCATAAGAGATCATCAGTCACGAATTGTTGAAGTTGAGGATTGGGATACATACTGCAAAGCATTTGAGGAATACAATGGCGAAGTTGTTTATTTTAAATCAAAAGCTATGCGTGGATACAGTATCTTATCGAATTGTACAATGACAGATTTGATATATGATGACATTCATCTATCTTGTATGGTTTTACATCAATCAGGTATTGTTACAAAGAAACTTGCATATAGAATTGTTTTGTAATCTATGATTCATTCGAATCACAATTCCCAAAAAAATGAAAATCGAATAAAGAATAAGTAAGAGGTGGATATGGATAATCGAGCATATAACGCTTGCCGTTGTTTTATTAGTAGTATTGATTCAATAAGCAGTAATGCAAAAATTATTATTGATAACATTAAATCTTATAACAATGATACTGATTCATCGGCAAAATTATTTATTCATTCAAAATGCTCAAATACGGAGAATATATTATCAGAAGATGAGGTGAATCTAGTGATTTCAATGATATTGAAAAAATATAAGAAAAGTATTGAGCAATATCAAAAGGAATTGAATGAATGTATTAACGAAGAAGTTTTGAAAATAACGGAAACATTAAAAGAGTTAGATGATAAGAGTAAAACAGAGAATAAGTAGGTGAAAGGAGAAACTTATTTATGTCAGAAGAAGTAATTAAAATTTTAGACGCTCTTGCAGAAAAGTTTGGTCTTGCAATTGACTGGACTTCTGCAAATGTACTTCCATATTTACAGCAGTTATGTGGTAAGTATGTTACATATGAAATTGCAACAAGTGTTGTGTGGATGTTAGTTGGTATTTGTCTACTGTTCATTGGAAAATATGTGGTTGGAAAGGCAAAATACTGTTGGGGGAAGCACAAGGAAGACCGGCGTTCGAATTATGATATGGCTACTGTTTGGCTTGGAATCTTGGCAGGATGCGTAATTGTTGGAGGAATTATTGTTATTTTATATCAGACATTTGATATTGTTACATGTATTACATTTCCTGAAAAGATTATCATTGAAGAACTACGGTCAATTTATTCAAGTTTGAAATAAATCACTGTTTCATTGGTTGTTAGGAGGTGAGAAAAGTGCCAACAGGTTATACAGCATATATAGAAAATGGAGATATTACAACAGGAAAAGATTTCTTAAAGCTTTGTACGAGGAATTTTGGTATTGCTATGGACATGAGAGATGAATCATTATCAGTACCAACTCCAACATATTTTGAACCAAATTCTTATTACAAGAAAGAATATGATAAAGCTGTTGAGGTTCGTAATAAGTACAGACAGATGACTTTTGATAAAGCAAAACAGGAAATGATTAAAAGTTACAATGATAGAATCGCTTCTGATAAGAAATGTTTGGATAATTATAAAACAGAGGATGAAAAATACAAGAAGGTTAGAGACGAAGTTGTAAAGTGGAATCCACCAACAGATGAACATGAAGGATTGAAAAAGTTTGCATTAGAGCAAATAGATATATCTATGAACACATCTTACTATAAATACTTGGAAGATGATTTGAACAAGGAATTAGATATTAGTGACAAAGCAGTTTATGCTTATATGAATGACATCAACGAGTCTTGTGAAAAAGATGTTGAAAGGGCATACAGACGATGGCAGGAAGATTTGAAACGAACTGCTGAAAAGAATTTGTGGATGCAACAGTTTTTAGATAGTTTGGAGAATATATAAGTGAGGTGAGACACATAGAAGTAATTGAAACAAATCTAATCATTGATGAAAATAATATCATTAGAGATCATCAATCAAGAGTGGTTGAGGCAGACAGTTGGGATGAATATTGTGAAGCACATAAGAATTATGATGGCAAAGCAGTTTTCTTCAAGTCAAAAGTTATGATAGGGAATAGCATCAAATCTAATTGTAGAATTTCAAATCTGAAATATGATGAAATGCATTTGTCTTGTAATATCACAAAATTAAAAGATAATGGAGAAGAAATCTTTACAGATAAAAGATTGGCATATCGAATAGTTGATCCGACTTAATCAAGTCAAACAATTCCAAAAACAAATAACTGAACAGAGAATAAAAATATGGGTGGTTAGCAGCATACCCTTGGTTAAGTACACCAAAAATCACTGTTTATGGATAAATTTTCATATAGATTTACTTCCATGTTCCGTCCTGAGAAGGGCGTTTATATAGATTGTTTTATTAACAATATTTACATAAATTATTTAATTTTAAGGAGGACAAGTAATTTGGCAGTAAGATTTAACTTTACAGGAACAGTTATGTTCCCAAAGAAGGACGCAAAAAGACCTTTTGTTAAGGAAATGGAAAAGAACGGTCGTAAGATGCTAAGTATGAATTTCGGCATTAAGGAAAGCGACAACAATATGGCTTTTGTTGAAGCATTTGATGGTGAGCAGGAAACAATCAAGTCAAAGAATGCTGATAACGAAAACATTGAAATTAAGTGGAAGGACAGATTTGATGACGATGTTGTATCATCCGTTGCTTCTTATAGAAAGACAACGATTGACCTTGGTGAAGAGTTTGATGGAAGACATGAGTTTGTAACATTGTATGATGCAATCAAATATCTTCAGGAGAATTTACCTAAGTACACTGGCAAGGTAACTATTACAGGTCAGATGGTAAAAGAGCCTTATAACGGTAAGTATTATGACAAGTTTAAGATCCAGAGTGTATATGCTGTAGCTGACGACAAGAAGAATCGTTTACTTATCACTGCTGATATTTACTACAATAAGGATTCAATTGACAAGACAGATTGGAAGACAGAGAAGAAGATTATTGTAGACGGATATATTCAGCAGTATATCAATAAGGACGAAGGTAACAAGTTCATTCCACAGCAGTTTGTATTTAATGCAAGTAAGTACGATGAGAATAACGAGAAGCACAAGAAGTTATTAGATTACAAGATGAAGTACATTGATATTTCTAAGAAGACTATGCAGCACCTTCTTTGGGAATGTGTAATGCTTAATGGCGCAGAGACAGTGGAATTTGACGAATCTCAGCTTACGAAGGCTCAGAAGGAACAGATTGAGTTGGGAATTAGAACTCTTAATGATTTCCGTCCTGCCGGTTCTATTTTTGGAGACAGAGTGACAGAGTATAGACTTTTTGATCCAAAACTTACAGGTGATTTTGCAGATGGTATTGTAGACGCTGATATGTCGGTTTCTGAGTTTGAAGATGAGATTTATGTAATGGCATCTGATGAGAATATGGATGACGTTATGAAGAAAGCAGAGAAAAAGGACGAGCCAAAGGTAGAGGAAGAGGAAACCAAGACTGATTCTGAACCAGAAGTAGATGAAGACGATCTGTTTTAATAATTACAACTATATAGTAGGGGAGAAATCCCCTACTGAAATATGATGCGAATTTAAGGAGGAAATATATTTATGTCAATGTTCAAGACAAACAAAGTAAAGTGTGATATTGGAAGTTACATTCATTATTGGAGAGGTATTAAGAAGGTAGGTAAGACAACTCTGTTTTATAATCTTGTTAAGGCACAATATGGAGACTTAAATAAGGGACTTCTGATTTCAATTGGTGATGAAATTGGTTATCAGGCATTGGACGATTTAGTTTATGCTGAAGCACCTACATGGGCTGATTTAGTAGAAATTGTAGACGAATTAGTTGAGAACAAGTCTGACAACGAATTTGAGGTCGTTGGTTTAGATACGGCAGATGAGATGATTAAGCTCGCAAAGGAAGAGGTAAAGAGATTACATAAGAAAGCAAAGGGTTCTGTTGCTGAGTTCAATGCTTGTTTTGGTGGATATGGAGCACCAAGAGATAAAGTCAATGAACTTATTGATGATATTCTTGCAAAGATTAGAAAGGCTGGATACGGTATTGTAATCATTGGACATACAAAGATTAGAGATGTCAAGGAAAAGAATGGCGATGAGTATCAGCAGCTTACATCTAACCTTAGTGCAGATTACGATGGTATTTTTGCTAATAAGGCTGATATTGTTATGACAATCGCAGTTGAGAAGAATATTGATGAGAATAAGCATGTTCAGGGTACTACAAGATATATGTGGTTTAGAACAGATGGTTTTGTAGATGCGGGCGGCAGATTTAGCGAGATGCCAGAACGTGTTGAATATGGTGCAGAGAATTATATCGAGGCATTTGAAGAGGGTGTAAAGAAAGCAATCAATGGTAAGGTTTCCGATGCTGAGATTAAAAAGCGTAAGAATGCAGAAGTAAAAGCTCGTAAGGAAAAGGCTGAAGAGTTTGCAGAAGAGGAAACAAAGAATAAGGTGGATATTTCTAAGAATGAAGAACTGATTGATACAATCAAGACCAAGTTCCCTGATGCAGATGATGATATTAAAGCTAAAGTTAAGGATATTATGGCAGAGTACAATATTCCAAACTTTAAGGATACATCTGTATCAACTAAGGGGTTAGAAGCAATCGTTTCTATTCTGTAAAAATATAGGTGGGGAGATTTCCCCACCGCCTGAAAAGGTGGTGTAAAATTGGCACGAAAGGTTAAATGTCAAATAACTGGCGAATACGGGACTTCTGAAACTTTCTATAAAGCTGATAATGGCAAATATTATAAATCCAAAGAGTTATATGATGTATGGAATAAAGAAAATGGAGATAGAAAACGTGTTATTGAAAGATTTGCAACTGAATTTCTCGACTATGTTCCTGGTCAAGTATTTCCAACAGTTCTTACGAAAAAGTTAAAAGAATTAGAATTTTATGGATACGATGTAATCAATAAAACAATTGATAAGTCGTATAAGTCAATTCAATATGCACTTAGGACAAAGGATTTTAGAAATGATGTAGGTAAGATTTCCTACATTTTTGCCATTATAAAAAATAACATCAATGATGTGTACAAACAGGTATTAGCAGAAGAAAAAAGTGAGAAAAGGCAACAAGAACAAGTTACTAATATAGAGGTAGTTGATGAACAGTCGATTATGAATATTGGGACAAAGCAGAAAGCAAAAGATATTAGTAGTTTCTTGGAGGATGATGAATGGATTTAGAAAAGTGTTTGGAAAAAATCAATGAAAATAGGGAACAAATAGAAGCACCTTTTGTATTTTGCTTTTGGAAAGATCCAGATTTATATGATGATTATAAGTTTGTTAATGATAAAAAAGACGAAACTTTAAAAAGTAAGGATGCTCAATTTTATTTCAATTTAGGAAAAGCCTTATATGATGCTGGATTTCGCAAATTTGATAACATTACAGTATATGGATTTCTGCAAAATAAACCAAATGTAAAAGAAACTTTTGAAGATTATGGCGGTTATCGAGAAGTAGAAAATCTTAAACAACTCGTAAATGTAGAAAATGTCGATGCGTATTTTGATAAAATAGCAAAGCTTAATACGTTAGAAGCATTATGTGAATTAACATTCAACTCATTTGAAGATATTAGCAAATTTGATAAAATGTCTAGTCAACAAGTTTATGATTATTTTGAATATAAACTAAATGATATTAGTATCACATCTACACATGATGTAGAAGAAGAATCACTTGTTATAGACGATGAGTTTATTGAAGAATGCAACACTGGCGATGCTGTTGGTATTAGTTATGCAAAGAATTGTCCTATTATGAATTATCTTACTTTGGGAGTTCCTCTTGGAGAAATGTTTATGATAGCAGGACATTCAGGAGTTGGAAAATCATCATTTGTTTTTGAAAATATGGTTCTTCCAATGACAGAAGAAGGTGTAAAAGTTGCTATTGTCAGTAATGAAATGAGAAGTAAAGATTACAAAATCATGTTACTAGCACATATTCTAACCAAAGAGTTAAATTATTGGGGACTGACACGAAAACAAATTAAAATGGGGCATTTCACAAATGAACAAAGAGAGATGCTTAATAAAGCAAAAAAGATTAGCCAGGAAAAATATAGTAGTTTAGGGTTTATTAAATTATTTGATAATGATATTGGTAAAGTTCTTAAATATATCAAAAAAAAATCTAAAAGAGGATATCAGATTTTTGTATGGGACACCATGAAAAGTGATGATAGTCTTGATGAAAAAATGTTCTTACAACTTCTTATTAATAGTCGAAAAGTATTCCAATTAGCAAGTAAAGAAAATATAGCAATCATTCCAACTTATCAGCTCGCATTGTATACAGTGAATCAAAGATATTTAGATGCTTCTTGTTTGGCAAACGGTAAACAAATTAAAGAAGTGTTTTCTGAAATGATTTATATGAGGCAGTTGTGGCAAGATGAGTACACTGGTGAAAAATATGATTGTAAGGCATATCAGCTTCAAAAAAACGAAGATGGAAAATATACCAAAGTTAAGAGAATGATAGAATTGGATAAGGACAAAAAATATATTGTTGCCTTCTTAGACAAAACTAGAAATGATGAAGATAAGCAACAAGTGTTATACGAAGTGAATGGCAGATTTAATTCTTGGAAAGAAATTGGATATTGCAATATTTTGAATGAACATAAAGGATTTTAAAATAAAGTAGGTGAAACAATGAATGCTTTGAAACTGACAGAACACTTGTCCAATAATCGTGATGATATCTTAAAAGTCTTAGAGTCACTTGACTATCAAAATATTACATATAACAGTTCTCATAATGAATATAGGTTCGCAAGAGAATATGGTAGAAATCCTTCATCTGTCAGACTTAGCATAGACACTTTAAGTTTTATCTGCTTTAGTACAAATGAACGAGGTAATTTGTATTCTCTTGTGATGAATAAGAAGTGTTTGAATTTTCCACAATCTCTTGAATATATAGCAGACCTTTTAGGTCTTGAGAAAAGTAATTTTAGCAAAGCAGTAAGAACGCCTTTTGGTGGATTTTATAAGAAACTCATTCGTGAAATTCAAGAGCCAGAGATGTCGATGAAAACATACGATGAATCTATATTGCAAGAGTATTGTGGGAAGTTCAATACAATGTTTTTTCAGGATGGAATTTCATATAAAACACAAGAAAAGTTTAATGTTGGATACGATATTTGGACAAACCGTATTACTGTTCCTGAATATACATTTGATGGTAAACTATGTGGAATTATGGGAAGGTCTATTGATAGTAATTGTGCTAAAGAAGAAAGATGGCTACCAATTATTCCATGCAGCAGAAGTTTAACACTGTATGGATTTCACATGAATTATGAATGTATTCAGAGAAAGAATTTATGCGTAATAGGTGAAAGCGAGAAATTTTCACAACAATTAGACAGCATGGAAAGTAATGTCGGATTAGGATCTTGTGGATGTCATTTATCTGATACACAAGTGAAATATATAAAAGGTTTATTGGTTAGTAAAAATGTCTTAGCTTATGACGAAGGACTTGAAGAAGAATACATTCGTGAAGAAGCAAAAAAGTTAAAGATAGATAATGCAGTTTTTCATAATAGCGTTGGATACATTTGGGATGCTGAACATCAGGTAATACCAAAAGGAAGTAAAGGAAGTCCTTCAGATTATGGGAAAGACGGGTACTTATATCTTATGAAAAACTGTATCAAATGGATTTGAGGTGATTAAAAATAGGACAGAGAGCAAAAGAACCAGAATTGCAGAAACTATTTGATGAAGGAAAGAAAGTATATAGTTTCAGTAAATTAAACACAATTGATAACTGCTTATATGAAGCTTATTTAACATATATTAAACACAAAAAAGGAATACCAAATGTATATGGATGTATGGGTACAGAAATCCATGATACATTAGAAATGATTGTACATGGAGAATGTACAGAATCCGAGTTAATTAAAGCGATGAATAAAGAACTTGAAGATATGACAATGCTTGGTATAGAGTTTCCTAAAGACAGAAATGGCGGTGACTCAATTAGAGATGGCTGGGTTGCTAATATGGAACATTTTTGTAAGAATTTTGTAAAGCCTAAAGGAAATTTTGTAACTGAGAAATTCCTTTTGTTGAAAATTGACGATGACCATTATCTACAAGGATATTGTGACTTAATCAAAATCGTAGACGAAAAAAATAAAATAGTCAGTGTATATGATTGGAAAACCAGTTCACAGTTTAGCGCAGCAGATTTGATGCATCATGGTCGTCAGTTGGTAATATATCAGATGGCATTAGAACAGCTTGGCTACACAGTTAAAGAATGTGCGTGGATTATGCTGAAATATTGCACAATCAAATATATGGGAAAGAAAACTTCTCGTTCTAAAAATGATACATTAATTGAAAAGATTTGCGAAAGAAGAAAGATTGTAGAAACATTACAGTCAGATATTGAAAGTAAATTATCCAAGCTAGGATATGATGATCTTGATATTGAAATAATGCTGCATAATGCATTGCAAAACAACAGTCTTGATAATTTGCCTGATGAAGTAAAGTCGGCATATAAAATTATTCCATATGTAAGAAAATATGAAGTTGATGATGAGAAGAAACAGGAATGTCTTAATTATATCACTTCTACATATTCTAAGTGGGAAAATCTTAGCGAAAACGAAAAAGATTACCCTCATCGAAAATTCACAAGAACTACTAAGTCTGGTAGTGAATCCCCTGATACATTTTTCTGTAATAACCTTTGTGGGTTTAAGGACTGCCCACATATAAGAAAGTATCTTGATACAAAAGAGAATAATACAGAAGAGGATGATTTATTTTAGAGAGGAGAAAGTATGCAAAATTACCATCGGCATACATCCTACTCAAACATATATACTGCTGATTCGGCTGCTGTTAATGAAGATTATGCTAAACGTGCAGTCGAATTAGGACATAAGGTTATAAGCAGTGTTGAGCATGGATGGCAAGGATATTATTTTGAAACTTATGAATTAGCTCATAAATATAACTTAAAAATGGTTTTTGGAGCAGAAGCCTATTGGGTTTATGACCGTCATACAAAAGATAAAAGCAATCATCATATCATAATTTTAGCAAAGACAGAACGAGGAAGACAGTCGATAAATGATATTTTATCAGAAGCAAATATAAGTGGATATTACTATAAGCCACGAGTTGATTTAGAGTTGTTGTTGTCATTACCTCCGAACGATGTTTTTATTACATCTGCATGCATTGCATTTCATTCAAAGAATGATGGATTAACAGGCGATAATGATATTGACAATTCAATTATTAAATATTATGGTGAGAACCTTAATAATTTAATGGATGAGAATATTATATCAACTCTTCATGACCATTTTAAGGAAAATTTCATGTTAGAAATCCAGTATCATGATACTGAAGAACAAAAAAAGTGGAATAGATTTCTATTAAGAATGAGTGAAAAATATGGTATTGATTTGATTGTTGGATTAGATAGTCATTATATTTATGAAGAAGATTCTCAAGAAAGAGACTATGTATTAGCTGCCAAAAACATCCATTATGAAGATGAAGATGGATGGTATATGGATTATCCCGATGACGAAACTGTTATGAATCGTTTTTTGAAGCAAGGAGTATTTACTAAAGAACAAGTACAAAAAGCTATGGATAATACAGATATATGTTTATCGTTTGATGACTATGATGATGTTCATATTTTTAGCAAAGATATAAAGCTTCCAACATTATATCCTAATTTAACCAAAGAAGAAAAGGATAAAAAATATAGTCGTTTGATTACATCTAAATTCAAGGAATATATGAAAAATGTTCCTAAAGAAAGATATAACGAATATTTTGAAGGTGTAAAAAAAGAAGTAAATACATACAAAGATACTGGAATGACAGATTATCCGCTTATTGACTATGCTATTGTGAATGATGCAGTAGAACACGGTGGACTGATTACTGATACAGGAAGAGGATCTGCTGTAGGTTATTTTACGAATACGTTATGCGGATTCTCAAAAGTAGATAGATTTACATCGGCTATTAAATTATATCCTGAGAGATTCATTAGCAAGACTCGTATTTTGGAAACACACAGTTTACCAGATATTGACTTAAACGTAGGAACACCAGATATCTTTGAACAAGCACAAATCAATGTACTTGGAGAAGACCATGTAGCACCGATGATTGCATTTGGTACATTTAAGAAAAAATCATCATTCAAATTGTATGCAAGAGCACAGAAACTTGATTTTGATATTGCCAATACAATTTCGGAACAGATTGGTAAATACGAAGAAGCTATGAAATACGCAGACGATGATGAGAAAGATGAAATAGACTTGTATGATTATGTAGATAAAAAATACGAAAGTTACATTAATGCAAGTGAGAAATATTGGGGAATTATCTCTGATAAGAAAAAAGCCCCATCTGCGTATCTACTTTATCAAGGTAATATTCGTAAAGAAATCGGTTTGATTAAATGTAAAAGTGAATCGACCAAAAAAGAATATATCACATGTGTAATTGATGGAGCTATTGCAGAAAATTACAAATACTTGAAAAATGATATTCTGAAAGTAGATGTCGTATTACTAATTGATAAAATATTTAAACGTATTGGCATTGAACATTTTGGTGTAAACAAGTTACTTGAGCTTGTTGAAACCGATCAAAAGGTTTGGAATTTATATGCTAATGGATATACCATTGGATTAAACCAATGTGAGAAAGAGTCTACAACAAAAAAATGTATGAAATATAAACCATCGAATGTGTCAGAGCTGAGTGCATTTATAGCTGCCATTCGACCAGGTTTCAAATCTATGTATTCTAAATTTGAATCAAGAGAACCATTTGACTATGGTATTCCAGCTTTTGATAAGATTATTCAAACTAAACAATTCCCTTATTCTTTTATTATGTATCAGGAACAGACAATGAACACCTTGAACTATGCAGGATTTCCACTTGATGAATGTTATGGAATTATTAAAGCTATTGCAAAGAAACATCCTGAAAAAGTAAAACCTCTTAAATCAAAATTTATTGATGGATTCAGAGAACGTATTATTGCGGATGAAGGAATTGAAGAATCTAAAGCACAAGAGATGAGTGAAAAGGTATGGCAGATTATTAATGATTCATGCGGATACGGTTTCAATAGTGCTCATGCTTTCTGCATGTCGTTGGATAGTTTATATAATGCTTGGCAAAAAGCTAATTATCCATATGAGTTTTATGAAGTAATGTTACAACATTATTCAGATAAGGGTAATAAAGATAAGGTTGCTCTAATCAAAGAAGAAATGCTAAGAGCCTACGGTATCAAAGAGGGTAAATATAGATTTGGTGCAGACAATAGAACTTTCAAAGCAGATAAGGAGAATAAAGTAATATATTCATCTTTGTTAGGAATAAAGGGATTGAGTCAGAAATGTGCTGATGATTTATACAAACTTTCACAAAAAGAGTCTTTTGATAACTTCTATGATTTATTCAAAGCAATGAAAAAAATTAAGAGTGTCAATTCAGGAAAAGTAAACGTTCTTGTTAAGATTGGATATTTTGATAACTTTGGGAAAATTGGTAAGATTCAAAAATTCTTATCAATTACAGATGATTTGTATGAGCGTTCTCAGTTTGGTAAATCAGATATAAAAGCAGAGTATCTTCCTTATATAATGAAATATTCTGATGAAACTGAAAAACAATACAGAAATTTTAATTATGATGCAGCATTATATGATATTTGGAGTGATTTGGAAGATTCTGATATTTCCCTAAACGAGAAATTGCAAAACGAATTAGAGTTACTTGGATATGTTCAGACTACGGTTGATAATATTCCACCAGAATATGCGTTTGTAAAAGAATATGAATGTAAATTCAAAAATCCTAAACTGACATTATACAGATTATGTAATGGCGACATTGAAGTGGTAAAAGTCAAAAGACCTAAATATGATGAAAATCCGATTCATCAAGGAGATATTATCAAAACCATCGAAGCTTCAAATGAAGGAAGATGGTATAAAGACAAAGATGGAGAGTGGCAACAAGATAGAAATGATAAGGAAACTATTTTGAAAAAATGGTCATTCGTAAGATAGGAGATTTATGAAACAGTATTATACAGATAAAAAATATAAAGAACTTTTATCCCACCTCATTCTTCTTGTTGATACAAGAGATCAGACCAATCAGGCAATAACTGATTGGTTTGATTCTAATAACATAAGGTGGAAAACCAAGGCATTAAAAACAGGCGACTATGGATTTATGATAGAAGCTTGTCCAGAATTAGGATTTCAAGTAGATACATATTTTAGCGATGAGTTATGTATTGAACGTAAAAATTCTGTTAGTGAACTTGCAGGAAATTTTGCAAACGCTTCAAAGGATGATGACAGAATTTTCAAGGAATTAAACCGTATGATCAATATCGAAAGAAATTATCTTCTGATAGAGAATGATAGGATAGAGGATATTTTTGAAGCGAATTATAAGACGAAACTTAATCCAGATTCTTTTTTCAGAGCATTACTAACATGGCAGAGTAGAAACAATATGCACATTTATTTTGTAAAGAGAGAATATATGGGTAGGATGATCTACGAATTGTGTAAAAATTGTTTAGATTCAAAGATATTAAAATAGGGAGGAACAAAAGTGAGAAACGAAAAATCAAAGATATTTGATTCAATTTTAAATACTATTGAAAATGAAGATATTCGGCATTTTGCCGAAGAGTGCATTGAGACAATTCCTGATTATTTTTGGGAAGTTGGAGCATCAAGTACGGGGAAGTATCATCCACAGTACGCACTTGGAGAACTTGGTCTTGCTCGTCATACATGTGCTTTAGTTAGATTCTTGAATCATATTTTGAATGTAGATTGTTTTGGAAATAAGTTTACATCAAGAGAAAAGGATTTAATGAGAGTAGCTGGAATGATGCATGATACTAGAAAGAGTGGAGACGATGCAGATTATGCTAAAAGTAAATATACAAAGTTTAATCATCCACTTTTAGCAGCTAATGAGATTAGAAGTTTGATTGGATTTATTTCACCAGAAGAATTAGAGATTGTCGCAACAACTATTGAAAGTCACATGGGACAGTGGAATACAGATAAGAGAAGTTCAGTTGTACTTCCTCTACCAACAAATAAATATCAGAAAATGGTTCATTTGGCAGATTATCTTGCAAGCAGAAAAGATATTGAAGTTCTCTTCGATGGTTTTGAAACTCCAAAGCAGGAAGTACCAAAGTTAGAGGAATATGTTTTTACATTTGGTAAGCACAATGGAGAAAAGTTAGTCGATGTTGTACAGTCTGATCCTGGTTATATCAGTTGGGCAAAAGAGAATATGACTAGAGAACCTGTAAGAAGTTTATTGGCTCAGATGTAGGTGATTATATGAAAATTCTAACAAGACTATTTACGAAAAATCTTACAAAAATCCCTCTGATATGGATTACATTCAACTGGAAACTTTTCAATGAACATGGTGCAAAAGATTCTTGTATGTGCAACATTCACCCTTGCTTAAAGGATGACGAGTACATCATTTCTACTATGAATGAACTGTGTGATTATATCAGAGAAAATTATGATATGGAGAAGATTATATGAGTGAGATGTCAATAGAAGAAGCAATTCGTATTCTTGATCCTGAAACTTCAGCAGATGCTATTGCAGAGATTGAATACTATGTAGGATTCAACAAAGACAATGCAATCGAAAATGTTAATGAGGCTTGTGAAGTAGCTTGCAAGATTATGAAAGAATATATAAGGAGTAGAACAACATGAAAATCATTAAACAAGGCGAATTAAAACCTGTCACAAAAAGAATAACATGTGAGAATTGTGGCACGATTTTTGAAGTAGAAAAGAATGAATGTAATTGCACTTCGCAAATGGGAGTTATACACGATGGACTTGGTTCTTACAACATTAAATGTCCTACATGTAAGGACACACAATATTTTAATTGGAAATAAGGAGATGGCAAATGAATAGAGATGAATTATTGAAAAAAGAAATAATGTCAAAAAAAGATACAAAAAAAATGCATTCTTGAATCGTCTTACTTATGATAAGTGGGATAAGAAATCACCTGTTTACGCCTATAATATTGTGTTATCTGAGTTTGAAAAAATTGATGATGCTGAACGAATTGAATTTTTATTACGTCCATTCAATATCATACCATATGTAGTTTACTTTTCAAATAAAGAAGATTTAGAAGCTTATAAATGGGTTCATGATACTATTGAAAAAGAAATAGATGATAGAATTGCAGAAGGTTTTAAGGATCATATTAGTGATTTTGTTGATTGCAAAGACTTATATTCAGGAGACTGTGAAATATTTGCAGTCAGTCATTAAAATCCAAGTAAATCGTTCTTTCATTTGGTCAAATTTGGAGGTAAAAATGGAAAAATTAAGAAAAATAGGAGAAATCAACGGTTGGGGCAAACTGACGTAGTTGAAATCGTGAAAACCCTTGAAAAACAAGGCTTTATTGTAATTGATGATAATGAAGATAATGATAATTTGAAGACATGGCATGTGATGGTAAATGTGTAAAATCTAATGAAAGACGGATTTTAACTGGTCTGATTATGGATATGAGAACAATTGGATTCAACAAACATGGGTTGGTAATGGTGACTTAAAAAAAAGAACATATTGATAAGGCAATAAAGATTTTAAAAGGTGAATAATAGTGAAAATAGGTCAATTTGTAGAATATAAGGGATATGTCGGAAGTATTGAATACAAACCAGATGATATATTATATTATGGTTTGATAATAAACACTGACGATTTCGTTAATTATCATGGTAATGACATTTTTGAACTAGAAAAAGAATTTCACAATGCAGTTGACGATTATCTTATATTTTGTGAAGAAGTTGGTAAATCAACTATTACATATTGAGAGGTATTAAAAAATGAAAAAATATAGTGAACCATATCCAACTATTGAAGAAGTGATTAAAAATAAGGATTATGATTATGTATCGTACAGAATAAGTCATATAAGTGATGAAGATGGTATTTTTGCTGGATGTTTTAAAACAGAAAATGGAAAAATAATTTCATTAGATGGAGATTCTTATAGCTTGAATGAAAAGGTAATTGCTTCTGAAGAATGGGAAGACGAAGAGGAAAATATCAATAATGGATTAACTGTTATCGTGGAAGGAAATTGGATATAAAGAATTTTTTAATAACTTGGTAATGAAAGGAAGGAATAGGATAATGGGTTGTTTTGATTATGTTAAGGGAAAAATAAAATGTCCAAATTGTAAAACTATATTTGAAGCAGAGGATCAAGTAAAATGGACAAACTGTATGCTTCAAGAATATGAAGTGGGAGACAAAATACCTGCAAAAGATGGTGAATATACATATGGTTCAAGTGAAAGAGGAAAGTTAATATCATTCTGTCCAACGTGTGATTCACTTATTTCATTTAAGGTTGTCGTAAAAAATGGAAAAGTATACAAAGTAAAAGAAACTGGTTTGATTTTATAGAAGATTGGAGATGAAGAAAATTGAATAAAAGAAAATTTAAGAAAGCATTTATTGAAACTATTAAAGAAATGTTGGTAGTGTTTATATTTACGATTGCTGGATGCTTAATTGCTACGTTTAGTAATGCTATTACTGGAACAATCGCATACGGATTAGTATTCATGTTTATAATTGTATTCGCAGCGAATATGTATTTGGAATATAAAGATCTTAAATATAAAGACGAGTAAATTGGACTTTCATTGAAATGGTGGTGATTAAAATAAAGAAAATATTAAAAGCAATAATGTTTACATTACTATTGTTTCTGGCAGCGACAACAGGTTGTATTGCTGTTAAAAGAATTGTTTATGTCATCGGCTTATTAATTGGAGAAGTCATGGCAACGTTATTGTCAATTATATTATTACTAATATTCATAGCAGTGTTTATTTATAAAGAATTTTTATAGGAGGATTAAATGGGAACAATTACAATTTTACCAGAAACAACAAAGAACCCAATTACATTAATGGGGGCAAGAGCAGGTGTATGTTGGGGTGCTAATGTTTCTGATGATGAGAAAAATTATAAGCGTGGTCTTGATTGTATTAAGTCAGGTCATGGGCGTGTCATGGAATTTGTCAATGTAGAGATGATTATTGATGGGTATTCAGCGAAGGTTCTGAGGGAATATTATACACATATTGGTGGATCTCCAACCCGTTTGCAAGCGAGTACAAGATACATCAATTATTCTAAGGGCGATGGATTCAATTATACGACACCAAAATCTATCGACACTAATGGATGTTGGTTAGTGTGGAGTGAATTAATGAATACGATTAATGATACGGTAAAACTTTTGATCGATGAAGGAGTACCAGTTGAAGATGCAACAATGGCTTTACCATTAGCATATTCCTCAAAAATGGTAGATAAACGCAATCTTAGAAATTTTGTTGACATGAGCAGACAGAGGATGTGTAACAGAGCATATTGGGAATATCGTGAATTGTTCAATGATATTTGCAATGCATTAAGAGAATATTCAGATGAGTGGAAGTGGGTTGTAGACAATTTATTCCATGCAAAGTGTGATGAAGTGGGTTATTGTACCGAAACTAAGTCATGTGGTAGAAGATATAAAAAGGAGGAGATTAATTAAATGAATAATTTTCCAGATGCAAATGATAGAACACCAAATAATCCATGTATTTTACTTGATCATAAAGAAGTCATTAAAATATATAACGATGATTCTAAACATTATCATGATCAAGTTAGTAAAATAAATAATACAGTACGAGAATGGTTTGAAGAAAAGGCACAAAAATACGATTGGGATGATATCAAATTTATTGGTGGTCAATGCTTATTAATAAATAAATTTTAACTAGAAATGTTCATTTCATAGGAGGTGATTAATATTAGAGATCCAAATAGATTATATAACTTTTACAACGAAGTAACCCGATTACACATGACATACATGCCTGATTGGAGAGTTGGTCAGTTTTGGATGAACTTTTTAGGCTGGGTTCAAAATGTAAAGAAACGAGATCCGTTCTTCCCAGAAGAGTCAGAAATGCTTACATACTTAAAAGAATATTGTGGAGAAAAGGAGGAAGTAAATGAATAAGTTAGAAAGAATAAAACAACTTATTAAAGAGTTGAATAATGCTTCATATGCTTATTATAATCAAGTTCCAATTATGCCTGATTATGAGTGGGATAAAATGTATGATGAGCTAATAAATCTCGAAGAAGAGACTGGTATTGTATTATCTAACAGTCCAACACATAACGTTGGTTATTCAGTTGCAGATGAATTAAAAGAGGTTGAACATAATCATCCTATGCTTTCGCTTGATAAAACAAAATCAGTAGATGAGTTAATTGAATTTATTGGAGATAAGGATTGTTTCTTATCTGTAAAAGCAGACGGTCTTACCACATCTCTTCATTATATTAATGGTAAGTTAATCAGCGCAGAAACTAGAGGCAATGGAGTGAGAGGTACTGAATGCCTTCAGAATGTATTAACAATGAAAAATGTACCAAAGGAAATTCCATATAAGGATGAACTTATTATTGATGGCGAAACAATTATTGGATGGGATACTTTCAGAGAGATTAATGATAAATTACCGGAAGATAAGAAGTATAAGCACCCAAGAAATCTCGTATCTGGATCATTGCAGTTACTTGATAGCAAAGAAGCTGCAAGCAGAAATATGAGATTTGTTGCTTGGAGAGTTATTAAAGGTTTTGAGCATAAAACTCCTAGTGAAGATTTATTCAAGGCAAAAGATATTGGATTTGAAATTATACCGATATTAAAATCGCCTAGAATTAATCAGAAAAAAGAGTTAGTAATCTTGTTAAATCAAATAAGAGAATCAGCAAACTCACATAATATTCCTTATGACGGAGCTGTTATGGCGATTGATGATTATAAAATTGCAGAGTCTATGGGAAGAACGAATAAATTCTTCCGACATTCAATGGCATATAAATATGAAGATGAATTATTTGAAACTGTTCTTACAGATATTGAATGGAATACTTCAAAGACGGGTTTGATTAATCCTGTGGCAATCTTCGAGCCAGTTGACTTAAATGGAGCAATTACTACAAGAGCAACACTTCACAACATTACATATATTAAAGATATGATGCTTGGTATTGGAGACAGAATTAGGGTTTATCGTTCAAATATGGTTATTCCTAAAGTACATGATAGCATTGATAAGAGTGGTAATTTTAGCATTCCTGACAAATGTCCTATTTGTGGTCAACCTACAAGAATTGTAAAAGAGAATGAGTCGGAAGTTCTTATGTGTGAAAATCTAGACTGTAGAGGAAAACTTTTAGGAAAATTAGTCCATGCGGCTAGTCGAAATGCATTGGATATCGAAAATCTTTCAGAATCTACAATTGAAAAGTTTATTGCTCTTAAATGGCTTAATTCAATTCAAGATATTTATCATCTTTCGGATCATAAATATGAAATGGGATTGCTAGAAGGATTCGGTAAAAAGTCTGTAGAAAAACTTCTTTCGTCTATTGAAGAATCCCGTAACACTAATCTGGAACATTTTCTTTATGGTCTTTCAATTCCATTACTCGGTAAGTCAGCAAGTAAAATGATTGCAGAATCAGTAGATTATAATTTTAACATTTTTATGCAGCAGATGGCATTAACAGGAGCAAAATATTTTAAATATATTCCTGGAATCGGAGATACTTTAATTAATTCTCTTGATAATTATTTTGAAAAACATTGTTCTGATATTTTACAATTGTCAAAAGAATTCATATTTGAATCAAAAAGTAATCGCAATACTAATGATTCATTAAAAGGTTTAACATTTGTAATAACTGGTTCGCTTAATCATTATGCAAATAGAGATGAACTCAAATCAGAAATTGAGAGTTATGGTGGCAAAGTATCAGGTTCAATCAGTTCAAAGACTTCTTATTTAATTAATAATGATGTTAATTCTACAAGTTCTAAAAATTCTAAAGCAAAATCTTTAAATATTCCAATTATTAGTGAAAAAGATTTCATTAAAATGGTTCGGTGAAATTTCAATTAGAAAAAGAGAATATAAATATGTAACAGTCAACATTCAAATAGGAGGACAAATGAAAAAACGTATAGCAGTTCTAATATGTTTGTTTGTAATATCTTTTCCTGTCGTCCCCGTTTGGGGACACGATTATAAAAGTAATATAGGAAAAGAATTAAAAATAGGCACAGAAATAGTAACAAATATTAATCAATTACTTAGTTATATTGAATTACCAAATAACGAAACAAAAATTGGTTATTTGAATAATTCAACAAATATAAGAGTTGAGCCAAATCTTGAATCTTATGTTGTTGAGGTAAAGCCATTTAATACAGAAATTGAATATTATGACTATGATGAAGATTGGGTATGCATAGAGCAAGATGAAAATGTATTTTATGTGTATAAATCACTGATTTCAGAAAGTCCAACCGACTACTTATCATATAATACCCCCTATAATAAAATTAAAAGTTATATGAGTTACAAATCCATAACATCAAAATCGAGTGACCAATATAAAATGCAGCAAATAGCATATACCGGCAATTATGGTATTCGTCAGGTAAATGGAAGATATTGTATAGCAGTTGGCTCTGCATATACCAAAAAAATCGGTCAGTATATTGATTTAGTATTAGAAGACGGGACAATCATTCCGTGTATTTTAGCGGATTGTAAGGCTGATATTCATACTGATTCTAATAATATTTGTACCAGTGATGGTTCGTTGGCTGAATTTATTGTTGATACAAAAGCATTGAGTAAAACAGTTAGATATACAGGCGATATTTCTACTGCATGTGAAGATTGGGAAAGTATGATAACGCAAGTAATTGTTTACGACAAAAAGGAGGAATTCTAATGAGTAAAGAGCATATTGTAAATCTTGATAATATTTCATTATTAAAGGAGTTTATTAACGAAGTAACTTATCACATTAAAAGTGATGTGGATGCAATTTATGACCGACAGATTGTGGATGCAAAGTCATTATTAGGTGTAATGTCAATTGCAATTCATCCACTTAGAGTAGTTATTCATAGCGATGACTTATCAGAAGTTGCATATTTTGCACATATTTGTGAGAAATTCAAATAGGGAGAATATTATTATGCATGAAGAAAATTATATTGAACTTGATAATGTAACAATTGGTGATTGTCTTGATGGATACAACTATAAAAATAGAAGGATTGTTGTAAATGATGGTCATATTATTGGATTTGTGGACGAAGAACTTGAGGTAAAGAAATGTTAATTTTAATCGGGAAAACTTGTAGTGGAAAAAATTTAATAAGAGACAAATTAATATCTGAATTTGGCTTTCATGAAAATGTTACATATACCACAAGACCAATGAGAAAAGGCGAAATAAATGGAGAAACATATCATTTTATTTCAGATGATGAGTTTAACGAAAAAGTAAAAAATGGATTCTTTTTAGAATGGCAGGAATATGTGACTAGCGATGGTATATGGAAGTATGGATCTTCTAAAGAAAGTTATGAAAATTCTGGTGATAGAACTATTGTTATTTTAACACCAACAGGAGTAAAAGAGGTCTTAAAGGAGAATTATACAGCAAAGATTATCTATGTTTTTTCCAATATTCAGACAATAAAGAAACGGTTGGCATTGCGTGGTGATAATAAAGAAGAAGCTGATAGAAGAGTTACATCTGATATAAGTGACTTTTATAAAGCAGAATTATTAGCAGATAAGATTATTTATAACAATTGGAATTCTAATATTGATGAAGTTGTTAAAAACATTGTGACACAATATGAAAGGTTATTGAATAAGAATGAGAAATAATGCACTTACGATATACCTTGCTGGGAAAATGCAAGGACTTACATATGAAGAAATGACCAAATGGAGAAACATGTTTAGGGACAATTTAGAAGATTGTTCAGATGCAACTAATTCAAAAATAAATGTCATTTCTCCGTGTGACTATTTTAATTTTGAAGAGAAAAGACAGCAGAATGAAAAAGAAGTTATGAATTTTGATATTTCTTTAGTTCGTAGTAGCGACATTGTTATTGTAAATACAACAGAATTAAATAGTAGTGTTGGTTCTATAATTGAAATTTATGAAGCATATAAAAACGATATTCCGGTAATAGCTTATGATGAGAAAGGATGGTACAGAATACTTCATCCATGGATTAAATGTTGTATTACTAGAACAGATTCTTGCGTAAAAGATATATGTGAATATATAAAAGATTTTTATATGCAATGAAAGAAGGTGTAGGAAAATTTATTTAAGTGGTATTAAAACAACTCATGGTTTAGCAAGAGAATTATTAGATAAACCTGATGAGTTTTTAACAGTTACAGTTGAAAATAGAGAATATAGTATTGACCACATAAAGCCAGTTAAAACACATGCAAATATTGATGATGGTGTAATACATAAAACGCTTGTATGTGAAAAACAGGTTGATGGCAATATTATTAGATAAGAGGTGAAAAAATTATGGGAATTGGAGATACTTATGTATTCGGACATGAAGAGTCTGGTTATAACAGAGAAACATACGATGACAAAATGATTCTTATCGAATTAATCTGTAACAAGCAGACAAAAATGATTCTTAATGATCCAACTTCATACGATTCTTCTTTTTACAAAAAATTAGAAGAATTGAAGGTAAAAATAAAAGATGCAAATTAGGAAACCATTATAAATAGGGCGTTTCAGAGCATGAAAATTCCAATGAAAGGTTGATTTCTTATGGAATCGAGAAAGGAGATAAAATGAAATTCAATTTTATAGATTGTATAGAATTTGAGATTGATTGGAAAACTGTAGCAGCGATTGCAGCATGTGTACTTGGTTATGCAATCATAACAGTAATTTAGAAAGGAGATATACATATTGACAAAAGTAATTAAAAGAGATTGTTCAGAAGTTAATTTTGACAAATCAAAAATCTCAACAGCAATTCTTAAGGCAATGAAAAATGGCTCAGGTATTGTAAAGCCAAAGATTGCAGAAGATATTGCAGACGAGATTGAAAATGAATGCAAGGATAAAGACGAAGTAAGCATCTCTGATATTGAATCAATGGTTTATGATAAATTGATTACTAAGAAGCAGAGACTTACTGCAAAAGCATATGAGGGATATAGAAGTATTCGTGAGTTTCAGAGAGAAAATGAAAATACAACAGATTCCGAGATTGATGAACTGTTAGATGGTGAAAGCGAATATTGGAATACTGAGAACTCCAATAAAAACTCAAAAGTATTAAATACTCAGCGTGATTATATGGCAGGAATTGTTAGCAAAGATATTTCTCGTAGATTTTTACTTCCACCAGAAGTTGTACAGGTACACGATGAAGGAATTATTCATTTCCATGATATTGATTATTTTGGCATGAATGCGATGAGTAACTGTTCACTTATTAATCTCGAAGATATGTTACAGAATGGTACTTGTATTAACAAGGTAATGATTGAAAAACCGCATAGATTTATTACTGCTTGTACAATCGCCACTCAGATTATTCTTGGTGTTACGTCACTTCAATATGGAGGGGCTACAATTACTCTTACACATTTAGCACCATTTGTAAGAGATAGTTACAACAAATACTATGAGAAATATAAGTCATGGGGATTTTCTAATGAAGATTGTAAGAAATATGCAGAATCTGATACCAAAAAAGAAGTAGCAGATGGTGTTCAGACTTTTAACTATCAGTGCAATTCTATGTCTAACTCAAATGGACAGTCTCCTTTTTTGAGTGTGTTCATGTATCTTGGAGAGACTACAGAATATAAGAAAGAACTTGCAATGATTATTGAAGAGTTTCTTAATCAGAGATTACTTGGTCTTAAAAATGAAGTTGGCGTATATGTCACACAGGCATTTCCAAAACTTCTCTATGTCTTAGAAGAAGATAATATTCATGAAAATTCCCCTTATTGGTATTTAACAAAACTTGCAGCTAAGTGTACTGCAAAGAGAATGAATCCTGATTATATTTCAGAGAAAATTATGAAGAAATATAAAGAGGGTAACTGTTTTCCATGTATGGGCTGTCGTAGTTTCCTTTCACCTTATAAAGATGAAAATGGTAATTATAAATTTTATGGAAGACTAAACCAGGGCGTTGTCACATTAAATCTTGTGGATGTAGCGTTATCATCTGAAGGTGATTATGAAAAGTTTTGGGATTTAATGGAACAGAGAACAGAATTATGTCATAAAGCATTACTTTGCAGACATAAACGATTAGAAGGAACATTATCTGATGTTGCACCTTTATTATGGCAGTATGGAGCATTTGCGAGACTTGAAAAGGGTGAGAAGATTGATAAATTACTTCATAATGGATATGCAAGTATTTCACTTGGATATGCAGGTTTATATGAATGTGTAAAATATATGACTGGTAAATCACATATTGATTCACAGGAAGGTCATGATTTTGGTATTAAAGTAATGCAGTTTATGAATGATAAATGTGACCAGTGGAATAAAGAGCATTATATTGGATTTTCAATTTACGGATCTCCAATCGAAAACACAACGTATAAATTTGCGAAGTGTCTACAGAAACGCTTTGGAATTATTAAAGGTATTACAGATAGAAACTATATCACAAACAGTTATCATACATTTGTAAAAGAACCAATTAATGCATTTGATAAACTTGCTAAAGAATCAGAATTTCAGGCGTTATCACTTGGAGGTGCGATATCTTATGTTGAGACAGATGGATTAGTAAATAATGTAGATGCTGTTTTAGAAATGAATAAATTCATTTACGATCACATCATGTACGCAGAAGAGAATACAAAATCTGATTATTGTCAGGTATGTGGTTATGATGGAGAAATCAAAATTATTGACGAAGGTGGAAAACTCATTTGGGAGTGTCCTAATTGTCATAATAGAGATAAAGATAAAATGAATGTAGCAAGAAGGACTTGCGGATATATTGGAACTAATTACTGGGGAAAAGGACGTACTCAGGAAATTAAGGAGAGATATGTTCATATGACAGATATTGCGGAGGATTTATAATGAGATACGCACAGATCAGATCTATGGATATTTCTAATGGAGAGGGAGTTGGAGTCGCCCTCTTCGTCCAAGGTTGTCCATTTCACTGCAAAAACTGTTTTAACTCTGAAACATGGGATTTTAATGGCGGTAAGGAATGGACAGAGGAAATAGAAGAAAAATTTATGAAGCTTATTGATAGACCATATATTAAACGAGTATCATTTCTTGGTGGTGAGTGTTTAGCCGAACAGAATCTTGATGAAGTCCTCAAATTAGTCCAACAAATCCGTATTTCATTCCCTGAGAAAACTATCTGGTTGTATACGGGATTTGAGTGGAATCAAATTATGAACATTAAAGTGATGCAACCAATTTTCTCTTGTGAAGATTTAGAAAATAAAATACAAAATGTTTTAAAAAGACAAGAGATAATAAAACAATGCGATGTGCTCGTTGATGGAGAATATATAGATGAACAAAAAGATCTCTCATTGAAATTCAGAGGTTCAAAAAACCAAAACTGCATTGATGTAAAACAATCTCTTGCTCAGAATAAAATGGTTTTATATTGTGATTAAAGAAAGAGGGTGATAAACACGTCATACTTAATAGATAAATTTAAAGGAACTTATCGTATTAAAGTCACATATAACCAGTGGACAAATGACTTTACTAGGAAATTAAATGGGAATCTTGAAGATATAGATTGCTATATAGAGTGCTCTCATGGTAATAAAGTATTTCACTATGGCAGAGATGTTTTACAAGCATATATATCTTCACTTGGAAGAGGTCACAATATTCTAAAATCAATTAATGAAATTGACCAGTCAATTATCTTTGATATAGAAGAAACCAATTCAGAAATTCTCTTCAAATTCAAATATGTCGATTCTGACAAAATTATTCCATTATTAAAACCGAAGACAAGCGGAGCTAATATAAGCCCATTTTCGTCAAGGAATTTACCTAAAAATAAGACGTTTAAGATACCAGATGAACAGTTGAAAGCCTATCAAGAAATAGTGTCTAAAATTCCACAGGAACGCATTTTAACCCTAACGCATAGAACCAATAGCTTTATTAAATCATTGGCTACGAAACGAAATCCAATAGAGAATATAAAAGCAGATATGAAGTTAAAAGGACTGCGAGGTAAGGAATATATCTATTCGATTGGTGAATGGGACAATTATATTAAATTTTTAAAGGAGAATATATAAATGGAAACAATTAAGATTAAATATTTTGATAAGGAAATTGACAAGATTAAGAAATTTAGCAACGGTGACTGGATTGATTTGCGTTCTGCTGAGACTGTAGAGCTAAAGAAAGGCGAATTTCGTTTGATTCCATTAGGTGTAGGAATGAAGTTGCCGAACAGATATGAAGCTAATATTGTTCCACGCAGCAGCACATATAAGAATTTTAAAATATTGCAGACAAATTGTTTTGCAGTCATTGATAATAGCTATAGTGGAGATGCAGATGAATGGAAACTTCCTGTAATTGCTATGGAAGATACAGTAATTAATAAGAATGATAGAATCTGTCAGTTCAGAATTAATAAAATTCAGCCAGAGATTAAGTTTGAGGAAGTAGAGCATTTAGACGAAGTATCTCGTGGTGGAATCGGCTCGACAGGGAAGGCGTGATTATGAATAAAGAAGATAAAATGCTATATACAGTAAAAGAAGCATCAGCTACATTAGGAGTAAGTATCCATCTTGTATACGACCTTATCAATAAAGGATTACTCCCTGCACTTAAATTAGGTAGCCTAAAAATAAGGAAAGAGACTCTTGATGAGTTTACAAAGAAATACGAGGGTATGGATTTATCCGACCTTGACCATATAAAAGAATTAAATATTACATAATAATAGGTAGGAATGGTATTATAATAAATATATCATTCCTATTTTATTGTAGACGTTTCTAACACGCTTTCTCGTCCACATCCCGTCCACATTCGAGATAATCACACATAAAGACAACAAGGAATAAAACATCACAAATCATCATAGACCATTTCGTGTAAAGCCTATGTTTATCAGTATTATACGACATATTAAATTATAATATAACATAGAAAAACAAATGGTTTCGGAATGGGTAATAACCCAATGGTTGGTGCTACAGTAGCAGTTGCCGTTTCCGTAGAGGAAGCAGCAAAAGCTGGTA